TTGCGGTAAACCTGCACGTCCTGCCCCAACTCGCCGAAGTACTGGACGATGTTGTAGGTAAAACTGTCGTAGTTGTCCACCATCAGAAGCATTTTCGGGCTATCTCCTTGAATCTATTAGCCCCTGCCGCTGACTTCTGAAAATCTTATCCGGTAGGTTATCCGGTTTTTCTGCCGCTACCCTATTTCAACGGGTCGGCGAAGGGGGGAAACATTGATCTGCGATTGGCGCATTATCGCCCGCGTGGGCAGCATGGGCAAGAAACGAAAAAGGGGCCATTTCTGGCCCCTTATCGTGGAGTGCATCATTTCATGCAGCCTGTTGATGCGAATCGTTTGCCGGCTCTCGCCCCGCCTTCCTCATGATCCAGGCTTGAATATCTGACTCCAACCAGCCTGATGCATGTTTGCCCAGCTTGATCTGCTCCGGGAAGTCCTTGGCCTTGATCATCCTGTATATAGAAGCCGTGCTCAGACCAACCTTAGCCTTTACCTCGGGCAACCGGATAATTTTGTCGTTCGTTTCCATCATGCTGCCTTTCTAAGTCCAAGTTGTTCGATTTCGATGTTGATCTGCTCGGCCATCGCCGCGTCCATAAGCTGTTGCCTGGTCAGTTTCATCATCCGGTTTTCGCAGTCGTCCAGGGTAACCATGCAGGCTTTGACCTCGTCCAACGTCAGCGGCGTACCAGCCGCGAGCTTGCGGCTGACCAGTTTCATGGCGCCGATGTCAAAGTCGGGAATCAGGCGGTCGAGCATGCCGGTGAAACCGTTGATGCAGTAGTCAATGCGGGCGTAGTCGTCACCGGTGTGCAGCCGGGTTACGGCGTAGCCTCGGATGGCATCGACCTCTCCGGTCATCATTTCGGAAAATGCCGAGCGGATCGGCTTTAGCCATTGCTGGATTTGCTTCCGGGTGGCTGGCTTCTTCTTGTCGGCCTGGTAGCGGGCGATGGCTGCAGCTTGCCGTAGCTGGGTTCTGGTCATTGCCATTACGCCGGCTCCTTCCGCTTTGCGACCTCATCCTCGACGATCTGACGCAACGCCGTGTCGTCGTGGGGTAGTGTAAGGCACCGCTCTAACCCGCAATTGCATATCCCACCCATCGCAAGCTGCTTACCCGTAAGATGAACTGCGCAATAACTTTTATGCTTTCCGAAATCGTTCAAGCCTTGTCGCAGCACCTTCTCACGTTCCAGCGCCGCGTTGAGTTGGGTGCGGAGTTCTGCGATGCCTTCTTCCGCAATCTCAAGATCAACGAAGCGATCAGAATGCACCATCGCCCATCCTTCTGGCTCGTGATCGATTTCAAATAGTTTAAGCTCCTGAACGATATCCATCACGCGCCTCCGATCTTGGCGAGGGCTTCTTCACACACGAATATGGAATGGTTTAGCTTTGTGCGACGAGCATCAGGCCAATTAAACTCGGCGACTCGCTGTAGTTGCTGATGCGCTAGTTCAATTGCCTCCCGCGCCCCCCTGATCTGATCGGCCTGTGCGGCGATGGTTGATTCGAGTTCGGTGATGCGGGCTTCTTGTTCTGCTGCCCGCACGTCGCATCGCGCAATATGCTTTTTGCTGATGCGGATAGTTTCGTTTTTCTCAGCCTCAAGCTCTGCCACCTTGGCGGCGAGGTCGGGCGTGGCTTCAAACAGTGCAGTAACGGTGGCGTCAGGGTCTATCTGACGATAATCAGCAATGGCGTTTGTGCCGTGGTAATGCACATTTAGCCAATCTGGATTCTCCGGCGATTTAAACTTGATCATCCAAGCCACCGGCTCGCTCTGATCCTTCACCTTGGCTGGTATGGAGGGCGGGGCGGTGTAGAGTGGGATATCGCTATCTTTGTCATAGCAATTCCACATTGCACCGCTGCGAAGAGAGCCATCTGAACGAGACTGACTCTCTTGTATGTATTCAAGCTCACAATCGTTAGTCCAAGCCACCGGCTCGCTCTGCTCCTGCGGCTGCTTTTTCGCTGCGCAAATAGGGCAGGGCCAGTCTTGAGAATCGACCCAAAACGAATGCTCTTCGTCATTCCCGCAGGGTGAAGAATGCTCCTGCGGCTGCGGTGCTGCGGCGAGCAGTTCTTGATGCGCAGCTTCGAGCTTGTCGTCGAGATCGCCAGATTCGGTATTGAATGCAATGATTTGTTTAGATCGCGTCTCGTAGCTACGATCCTTCGGCACGACCTGCCACAGCGCGTCGTCAAATGTGATTGTGCGGATCATGCTGCCTCCATCAGTCTCTTGACCTGCTCGGCCTCGTCCTTGTCGAGCGGACGGACCCAGATAACGCCCAGGCGGTCGTTCGACCCCAAGGCGCGGATTCGGGCGGCGATGGTCGTCGGGCAGAAGTACCACCAGAAGCGACCGTCGTGCGGGTGTTGGAGGATTCTCATGCGGACCCGCCTTCGACTACGCGGTAGGCGATGATGTCAAAACCACTTGCATCACCGTGCGACCAGTCCCATTCCTCCGCCGCGCATGATCCGTTTGAAGGCTTGCCGTTTTGGAACCGCACTTCGACAGGCGTCCCCTCTTCGACCGGACAATCACCTCCTTTCCACTCAATCCAGCCGTCTGTAAGATCGACCAGCGGTAGCGGGTTGCCTTTCACGCTGGCGATGGCGGCGCTTATCTTTCCGATATAACTATCTGGTTTCGAGATAGCGATCATACGTTCGCATTCTTTTTCAGTAGGCTCTAGGCCGGTCGCCACATAGACAGCAGCCCAAGCAATATGCATTCTGGCATTCTCAAGCGCCGCCAGCAGTTCGTCGCGTTGCTCTTTGTCATGATCTACGCCATCGAAGAAGCCATGAGCGTAGGCATCGCCTTCTTCCTCGCTTGCCGCCTTGAATTCATGGGTGTTTCCAAGACGATGGCAGCGGCGGCAAACATAGACCTTTTGGTCGTCCATCAGCCACGCACCGGGTTCCCCGGGTTTGCCGCAGCACAGGCACGACGCTTGTTCGTTCGCGTGGCTCATGCTGCCTCCTTGAGTTGCCCTGCTGCACCGTTGTCGATCCAGTGCGCCTCGATGTTGGTGAAGTTCAGAGCCGGCAGCGCCTTGAGCGTGCCGAAGATCAGGGCGGTGTCGATCTCGCCGTCGGTGGCCATGCCATCCAGCCAGTAAAGCAAGTCCTCGCGGCCCTTGAGGTCCAGCACGTCGAAGCGGTCGAGAACCAGCAGCTTGCAGCCGGACAGGAACGAAACAGCCTCGGCGATCATGGCGTCGGCGCGCCACTTCTCGGACTCGCTGATCAGGGCGTAATCGCGCAGGCCGTAGGTGATCCGCATGTCGGAATGGATCGCGACCTGCTCCCACTCGGCGAAGCCGGCGGACACGTGCAGGCGCTCGTTGATCGGCCCCAGCACCTCGGCCAGCAGTTGGCCAGGAATGCCATCCGGCGACAGCGCGTCGGCGATTTCGGTCCATTCCATCACGTCGGCGTGCAGCTTGGCGACTTGCTCGATCAGAACCTGCCGGCGGGCATGCTTGTCAGCGATGGCGTGGTACTTGTCGGCGTCGGCCTGCCAGCCGTTGCGCTTTTCGGTCAGCTCGGCGACCTTGGCCTCGGCTTCCGAAACATCCGGCAGCGGTTGGCTTTGCTCTTCGACCAGCCGATCGTAATCAGCCTTGGCCTGCTTGGCGGCTTCGAGGTCGCGTTTCCCATTGGCTACGGAGCGCTGCAGTAGGGCCAGCGCATTCTCGTACTCGGGCAGCTTGTTGGCTGCTTCCGGGTCGGCCTTGGTCGTTTCTTCGATCGGTTCGCCATGCAGCTTGCGGAACTCGCCCAGGTGGATCGCCGCACGGTTGCAGATTTCCTCCGGGTAATCGAAATCAAGCCCGAGCATGTCATGCACGACGCCAGCCAGGCCGCGCAGCAGGAACTCGCCCGGTGCCTTCGGGTTCGGCTTACCGCCGGCTTTCGCCCGAGTGGCCGCGACCTTCTCTTCCCATGCTGCCAGCTCGGCGGTATCCAGATTGAGCTTCGTCTGGATCCGCTCAACCTTGGACGCCTGGTCATGCAGTTCGAGCCGGCGAGTTTCTGCGCCTTCACGGCGTTTGCGTTCTGCCTTGATGCCACCGAGTTCCTGCTGTGCCTTGGCGAGTTCTGCGTCAATCTCGTTGCGCTTGGCGACGGCGTTCTCGTACCGGGCGCCGGCCTTTTCCGATTCGTTCGGCAGGGCCTCGGGTTGCCACTTGGCGGCCTTGTCCTTGCCCCAGGTCTCGCCACCGGTTGCGGTCTTCCAGCTGGCTTTCGCGTCGCGGGCCTTACTGGCGGCTTCCTTCTGGGCGGCATCGAAGCCGGCGCGCAGGAATGGCCCAATCTGCTCCACCTTCTTGGCGTCGCAACCGCCGTCGACCATGCGGCTGATGATGCTGCCGAAGTCCATCTTGACGCCCATCAGACCATACAGGAATGTGCGGCGTTCCTTGTCGTCCATGCGGGCGAAGCGCTGGGCGTCCAGCACGAACGGCAGCGTTGCGTCGGTGGCGTGCTGGCCCTTTCCAGACGGCAGGATCATGGATGCGGTCCATTCCTGCCCTTCATCAATGCCGAAAACTTCGACAAAGCCGGATTCCTGGCCATCGGTGACGAGCGCGCCGTAGTCCTTCTTGAGATCGACGCGCACCGTCTCGCCGGTCAGCGCCATGCGGACGGCTTCCTGCAGGCTGGATTTGCCGGCGCCGTTTGAGCCGGCGAACAGGGCAACCGGCTTGTTCAGGCGAACGTCGATGGCGCGGGCGCCGAGGACGTTGCTGGCTTGGATGTTTAGGATTTTCATGATCAGGCCGCTTCCCGTTCATCATCGGCCGGGTTCTGCTCGTGCCAAGCCTTCCAGCCTTTCACCCAGGCAATGCACAGTGCGCCTTTTATTACCGGGCAATCGGACTCCGGCTTGCCGTCGGCGGCGGTCTGGTAGCCGCTTTCCCATGCTTCGTCGAGCTCTTCCTCAGTCGGCGCGACCGAGTCGGGCGACGGCAGGCCAAGCACTTCGCCCTCGATCACTTCGCCGGCTCCCGATTCGTCCATGCCGCCGCCGTCGTTGTCGTGGTATTCGTGGCCGAGGTCCATGGCGCGCTGGTCAGACTCGCCCGTAATCTCGTTCATTCCGCCGGTGTGATCGGCAGCATTCGCCACCACCAGCAGGATTGCCTTGCCGGCCACGTCGTACAGCTCGTGCAGGTTGGCGGCGCCGGTACCGAACTTCACCACCGCCTTGACGCCGTCCTTGATGGTGATCTGGTCGAGGTCGCCGGCAATGGTCACGCGGCCCTCGGCGGCCAGCATGTGGACGGCCATCTTGACGTTCGATTCGACACGGGCGCGCAGGCGGTCGATAACGTCGTCCTGCTTGGCCTTCGACAGCTTCTGCCACGGATCGGGGAGCAACTTGATTTCGGATACCAAAGCGCCGAGGAGGTCTTTACCGATGGTGTCGGCGGTCATGTTGCGGAAGTCTTGAGGTGCGTTCATCGTTACTTCTCCTTTTTCATCTGAAAATGAGGTGGTTTTGGAGGGGCGGAAACACGCCCCTTTCCGTTGTGGTTACTCGATCGGGTTGGCGTTACGTTCGCGGCGCTGACGCTGCTGGGGCTGCGATTCACCGTCCTGTTTCTGGGCGTTGGTGATCGCCTGCTCGATGGCTTGCTTCTGACCTTCGGCAAGGCCTCGGGCCATGTCGCGGGCCAGATCGAAGTCGCCGGCCTTTACCGCACCGATGGCGTCCTCAAAGCCGGGGCCGTTGTGCTGTTGCTGGCCGGACTGCTCGACCTGGCGGAGTTGGTCGTCGTCGGGGTCATAACCGGCGCGAGAACCGCCGTCGTCTTGCATGTGATCGATGATTTCGCCGGTATTGGTATCGACGCCGGCTGCGGCCTTGGTGGTTTCGTTGTCTTGCTTGAGCGAGGCAACATCAACGGTAAAGCTGCCGTCCGGTGCCCGGGTGGCGTCGAACGTGTCCTGCAGTTCCTCGGCGGTCTGGAGACCCATACCAAGCTCCGGCGCATAGGCGCGTTGCCAGAATGCCGCAGCGCGATAGATAAACATTTGGTCAGCCATCGTCAGCCACTTGGAACCGTTCTTCTTGTTCCAGCCTTCGGCGTTGACCATTTCCCAGGTAACCCAGATGCCATCAAGTCGTTCGCTGGTTTCGCGCTCGATTGCCCAAGCGCGGCAACCATATCCAGCCTCGCCCGGCTTTCCCTTCCATTCATAGCGCAGGGAGGAGTAACGGCCGCAGACGTTGATCGTTGCAATCAGGAACTTCGAGGACCAGCCCGGCGTGCCATGGACCACGTACAGGTTCTGCATGACCATCAGCGGGTTTGCGCCGATACGCTGGGCCATATCCATGGCGATCATGCAGTTGGCGAGATTGCCCTGGTACTGCTTCGGGACCAGATCGGACTGCGCGAAGGCTTTGCTGACGCGCTGGATCAGTTCGAAGGATTGAAGGTCGAAAAAGCCGGCGCGGACTGCCGGCATTTGCGCCTCACGCGGCGCAATTTGCTGCTGGCGCATTTCGGCGAGGCTGGCGGTATTGGTTTGAGCATTCATGGTTCAGAAGGTCTCCGGGTGGGTGGTTAAAACTTATTCCAGTAGGGGTGCTTGCTCATGCGGGAATGCAACTCGCGGTGGTACTTGTCAGAGCAAACAAGGAGGTTCTCCGGGCGGTTGTCGGAGCGGTTTCGGTTGATGTGATGCACGATCTCTCCGGTGCGCAGACTCCGGCCGATTGCCTTCTCCGCGATATGGACGTGCTGATAGACGGCCCGGCCATTGATGGTCAGGCAGACGTAGCCGTGAGCTTTCTTGTAGGGCTTGCCGCGCTGCCGAGACTTTCCTTGTGCGGTGTTCTGGCGGAGATCGCATCCGTTGCGGATCCAGCGCGACACAGTCGACGTTGATTTGCCAGTTGCCTCGGCGATTTCGGCCAGTTCAGCACCATCCGCCCGCATGTCCCGCATCTTGGCGAGAAGTTCGTGGTCGAATTTCTTCACGAAGTTGGCGTGGTTCGTCGCGCCAATGCGCTCCTTGTGCTCCGCTCCGCGGATTCCCCCGGCAGTATTCTTCTTAGTCATGGTAATGACACCGGGCGCCATAGGCGGGGCAGTACTTGGCGCTGCAAAGCATGCTTTTCGGGTTCGGCGGGAAAATGCCGTCCTTGAGCATCCGGGCGGCAATCTGGATCAGGCCCGGGTGGTCTTCGGTGCCCAGCAGCGGGGTCTTCACATCGGCTACCTCACCGGTGGCAACCGGGGCATCCTTGGTGGTTTGCAAGCCGATGATTTCGGCCGGCGCATCCAGGCGTTCGCCGCTGGCCTGCTCGGCCATCAGCGTGTAGATGCCCAGCTGAATGTGGTGGCCCTTGGTGACAGCGCGCCGGCCGCCGCCGTCGGTCTTTTCCGTGGCCCGGCCGCCGCTCTTGAGGTCGGAGATACCTTTCCGGCCGTCGTCAGCGATGCGGATGCGGTCAGTGGTTCCGGTAACGCGGACCACGCCGTACTCGGTGCCAATGTCCAGCGCCTCGCAGGCCAGCTCGACGGCAGCGTATTGCCGTGTCGGGCTGATTTCTTGGCAGTAGCGGCTGGTCAGGCGAACGGCAAAGCCATCGGCCTCGGTTGGGGTCAGGCTGTCGTCCCATGCAACTTCCTGCTCGGGGTTCTTGAGAGCGTTGCGCGCTGCATCGACGGCCTCGATCACTTCGACCGACTGACCAACCATGCGCGACTGGTCAAATACGGCGGTACCGGCGTGAATTGCGGTACCGAGCGCGGCGTTGCCGGATGACGGCATGCGCAGGCCAACGATGTTTTGTAAGTACCAGCGGTGGGCGCAATCGAAGAGCGATGGCCACGAGCTGGCGCGGATGGTGGCCAGCGGTTCGGCCTGGATTCGTTCAGGTGCATTCATGGTTTGAACTTTCAGAGGGTGACAAGGGCCATGCGCCAGGCTTGGCGGATGCTGTAGCTGTGGCGCAGGTAGTAAAGGAAATCGGAGAGGGTCTTTTTCACGCTGCAAATCCTTCAAGGGCAGGCATCCAGCATTCGTCGCCTTCTTCCTGATTGATCGGATTTCCGGGATGTACACAGAAACTGCAAGGCGGCGATATGAAGCATGTGCATCCGCCAAAATCACGGCTTTCAAAATCATCGCGGTCTGCTTGAGCTTCTGGCGTTAGAACCATTCCTGCTCGAAATTCATATTCGCTAGTTGTTCCTTGGTCATCCGCGATCCAAGAAAGGAGCTCTGCGCGAACGTAATTCGCAATTTCTGTATTGAAAGTGTCGTTCACGCTGCGATCCTCAGAACGCGGTCGGCGTTGGCGACCTGGACCGGTGACATCCCTGCCGCCCATTCCTGCTCGTCGTGATCGGTGCGGGCCATGCGATCTGCGACCGGAAGAAACACGCGTTCGACGACGATGCCGTGGATCAGCAACAGGCTGGTGAAGCAGTCGCGGTAGGTCTGTTCGCGGGTAACGCCCTCGTCACCAATCGACTGGAAAGCCTTGGCCAGGTACTCGCAGATTTCGGCCAACTCGGCAGGCTGCAGGCGGGTGGCGATCATGGCGGCAAGGCGTTCGTGATCGTTTGCCCACATTTCGGCCATCTTGTATGCCCGGTCGGCGACGGTGCTTTTGACGTGGTCCATGATCAGGCAGCGCTCGGCAGCAGGTTGCGGGGATGCACCACGATCTCCATGCCTTCGGACGGCAGCGGGTCTTCGCCGTCGAAGTAGATGTCGATGGCCTTGGTGATTGCGTCGCAGCTGGTAAAGGCCACGACGTTCAGTTCCTCGGGGCGGTTCTGGCCGATGTAGATGCTGACGACGTAGGGGCGCAGGGTCGGCGAAACCTTGACCGGGGCCGGGGCAGGAGCAATCACCCCAATCGATTCGAGGCGCTGCATATCGGCGTCCGATGCGCCGACGATTTCGATAAAGTTGCGACGCACACTGGAAAGCGCGTCGCGGAAAAGCGGGTGGACGTTGTTCATGGCGTAGTCCTTTCAGGCAAAGAGAGCGTCGATTTCGCGGGAGGCCGAAGCCTTGGCGATGGCTTGTGCTGCGATGCGCTCGGCGTGGCGCTTGGCCTCGTCGAGCAGAGAGCGGGCTTCGTCGGTCGAGATTTTTTCCAGGCCGTTGTGGGGCACGAACTTGTAGAGCTGGGTGCCTGCCAGGTTGGCGAGGATGTAGGCGTCGGGCAGGTAATCGCCCGGCGTGGCGATGGAAGCCTTGACGACCAGGGAGAGGAAGCCAACTTTGACGGTTTGGCCGGCGGTCCAGTTTTGGCGGGTCTTGGTGATCATGTTTCGCTCCTCAAAAAATGCGTTTAACGCATCGATGAGTTGCATCATACGCATTTACAAAAATGCGTCAAGCGCAAATTTAACTTTTTGCGATGGACAGCGCCGGTCTGCTACGGTCTGCGATGGGCGAAAAAAAAGCCCGCGCGTGGCGGGCTCTGATTCTTCTGTGTAACGTGTGGGCTACATCTTCAATGAAACCGGGATCGACTCATCCAGTTCGTGCAACTGACGGAGCTCACCGAGGGTTTCGGCGTCTGGATCGACGCCCTTTAGGATCGTGCTGTACTTGATCTGGATGTCTCTGTGATGCTGCTTGGCGACCGAATCGACAGCCGAAACGCCAGGCTTTTGGCCTTTAGCTGTGAAGACGTACATCATCGGAGCGGTCAAATACTCACGCCCGACGGTGAATTCGCAGTAGGCGAAGCCATCGGCCTTCCCGCAATCATTGGGTCCGAATGACTTTTGACCGTCGGCCGTAACGATCCTAGCCCCTACTGCGCTGTTGTTGCTCGGCGTCCACACAAGCTGGACGTACTCCGATCCGGCACCCTTGGGCGGCCTTTTTTCCTTCTTGCTGGGCAGAACGCCAAAAAGAACTGACGTGGTGATCTGGTAAAGATCCGTTGTTCCAACGGACGCCTGCAGGCTCTTTGCGGTCACATAATGGCGCTCGTTCTTTGCTTGGCCCTCTATCCTAACGGGCTTGAATCCGCTGTTGCGAGCAACTCCGTCTGCCTTGTTGTTCAAATACTCCTCAACCGTGCCGACCCAGATTGTATTTCCGATCTGCAAGGCAATGAAGTCGCCCCAAGGCGTGATGATCTTTGAACCTCCATACGGCCCTGGCGTGAAGTGAATCACATCGGCAGCCATAACATCAGAGGCCATGAAAATGGTGATCGCTCCAACCAAAGCCCCCGCCGCTCTCTTCATCATCAACCCTTAGCGTTTCCGGTACCGCCGGTGCTCGACCATCGTGCCGATGATCCTGATGGCGGTCAGATCAGAGCGCATCGACGGGTAGTCATCGTTAAGGGGAACCAACTCAAACACCTGCTGGCCTTGCTCACTGAAACCACGTGGGCGGTATTTCTTGAATGTGGCTTCGTTTTCACCGTTTTTAGCGACAACGTAATCACCAGGTAGCGGGGAAACTTCCGGATCGATGATGACCGTGTCGCCCTCGCGAAACTCCGGCAGCATCGAGTCGCCCTTAATCCGCAGCGCGAAAGCGTTCTGGGATAGCTCCATGTCGGTCAGCATCCACTCGGAAGCATCGCCCAGCGCGTAGGGATCGACAGCTTCAGTCATGGCGCCCGCCTGGACGCTGCTGATAAGCGGGATCCGGCGAGTGCCGAGCGGGACGGCCGCGACATTGCTTTCGCCACCGCTGGAGAAAAAGTCCGCCACCGTGCAACCGATCGCCGAAGCCAGCTTTCGCAGCATTTCGTCGCTGTACCCCTGTTTCCCTCGCTCAAGGCGCGACAGATTTCCGACATCGCTATCCACGCGCGTCGCCAAGTCAAGGATTGTCCATCCCCGAGCCTTACGAAGTTTTCGAATGTTTTCACCAACGCTCATGGGCAAATTATCCCGATCAAATTGCGCCATGCGCAAAGCGTGTTGCGCATTCTGATTTGCTGCCGTAAGATGCGTATCACGCATTTTTTCTGATGTAAGGAACATAGATGACTACCCCTCTAAGACGTGTGCGAGAGCGACGTGGCGAGACCATTCAACAGGTAGCGCTTGCCGTTGGTGTTGATTCTGGAAATTTGAGCCGCATCGAACGTGGTGTTCAGGTTCCTGGCCGTTCGCTGACAGAAAAGCTGGCCAATTACTTCGGCAACGAAGTGACCGAGACCCAGATCATCTATCCGGAACGCTTCACCGAACCGGAACAAAAGGCCGCCTGAAATGGCAGGAAAGCTCACCGCGCCACCGGTAACGGTAAAGCTCGATGACGAGCTGTATCTGTACTGCCAAGGCATCGCAGCCATGAAGGAAACAACCGCTGCGGAATATGTGCGTGGACTCATTGAGCAAGACCGTGAAAAGACGTTGATGCAATTCACGTTAATGGCTCAAGCCCTCGGACAGAACGGTTCCTTGGGAACCAGTGGTTCCGAGAAAGGGTGATGACCATGCCCATCCCGCTTCATTCCCGCTCGACTCAACCCGGACACCCTTTGTTCTATCAAGGTGTTACGCGGATTGCTGTCGCGCATCCCCGCTCAGTAACCCGGGGTTACTTGGAGGACGCACAGTGAGCGCCCAAATTGACGAAATCATCCTCGGCACGATCTGCATCATGCCTTTCGTCGCCGTTTGCCTGATCGGCGTTTCTCTCCTGCTGGCCGACGCGTCAGTCAAGGAGGCGCCCCATGAATAGCCTGATCGAGATTGCCCCCGAACTGATCGCCGCGGCGTTTGTTGTGGTTGCTTGCGGGTACTTTGAGGAGCGGTTTGGGCGGCGGGATTCGGATAGAAAATGATCTGGAACGAACACCTGATCGCCCGCGCTATTTCGCTGCAGACGCTCGCCCGCAAGTGCGTTGTCCTGGTCGATAACTGCAATTGGACCGGCCACGAATGCGACGTGCTGGGCGTCACAACCGACCTGCGCATCATCGATGTCGAAGTGAAGATCAGCCGAGCCGATTTAAAGGCCGACGCCAAGAAGGACAAGTGGTGGCGGTATCTTACCTACGGTCAGGCTGCCGATCTCGGACTTTTGGTCGATGGTAAGCGATGGAATCCAGATGCTCATCGTGCCCCCGTTGAGCACCCGCGCAAGGTCTGGAAGCACTACTACGCCATGCCCAAGGATATCTGGAAGCCTGAACTGATTGACTGCCTGCCGAGTAAGGCCAGCGGCGTGCTACTGCTTACCGAACGGAATGGCGCCATTGAGGTGTTCTGCGCTCGCCGCGCGACGCCGAATAAGGATGCATACCGCCTGACTTCTCAGAACGTCATGGACATCGCCAGGCTGGCCAACCTTCGCATGTGGGAATCGTATCGCGGCATTGAATCGGCCCGTCAGGATGCCGCTTACTGGCGCGATAAAGCGACTGATGGCGGTTGTGAAAAATCAGATCAGCGGAGGGCCGCGTAATGGCCAGAATTCGCAGCGTAAAGCCTGAATACTGGACTTCGGAGCAAGTCATGGACTGCTCGATGATCGCTCGACTAGCGTTCATCGGGATGTGGAATTTCTGCGACGACGCAGGCATCCACCCAGCCAGCGCGAAGACCCTAAAAGCCGAAGTATTCCCTGCCGACGAGATACTGATCAGCGAGGTGCAACTGCTGGTCGACGAACTCAAGAACGTGGGCCTGATATCGGAATACGAAGTGGCTGGAAAGCTCTACTGGCAAGTAACAGGCTGGCATCACCAGAAGATCGAAAAGCCAAATTACAAGCACCCGAAACCGATCAATCATGAACCAGTCGGCGACCAGTCGGCAACCAGTCGGCGACCAGTCGGCGACCAATCTACCACGGAGAGGAGAGGAGAGGAGAAGGAGTCGAAGGGAATAGATACATCTCTCTCCTCTAGCGCGCACGAATCCGAAAACAACGCACCACCGACTCGCAAGGGTCTGGTCTGTGGCCTACTCCGCAAGGCCGGAATGCTTGACGCCGCTCCGCACTACCTGCCCGACGACGTCTGGGAAAAGATTTTCGCAAAGCGCACCAACGAGGAAATCGTCGAGGTCGCAAAAGCCAAGATGGCCGCAATGCCGAACCAGCGCATTGGCCTGAAGTACATCGCCCCTGCCCTTCTCGACGATCCGATCCCGATCAATGCCAGGGCATCCCCTGACCATCCAGGACGACGACAGACCCTGACCGAAACCCGAGCACAAACCATTGCAGCACTGACAGGAAGGAACCGAAGCCATGAACGACAGAATGCCAACGAGCGCGACATCACCGGCGAATCAACCGTCGTCGGGTGAGCGCGGCATCGATCGCCTGTTCAGCGAAATGGCCGCGATGTACGGCAGCAAGTTTGCCGATCTGTGGGTAGGCGCCGACATCGAGGAGGTCAAAGCGAAGTGGGTGGAAAAGCTGAAACCTTTTGCCGCGCATCCTGGTGTCGTGCAGGCCGCGCTCAAGGCTTTGGACTTCCATCCGAACCCGCCGACATTGCCGGTGTTTCTCGGGCTGTGTCGCGATGCAATGCGCCACGTCGAGGAACCGACCAAGGCTTTGCCTCACAAGCTGACGCAAGAGGATCACGATCGCATTGCCAAGGCTGCACGCGATGCAAAGCGGGCCGTCGAGCGCTCTGACATGGACAAGGTCGAATTCTGGGCAACGCACCCGCGCAGCCACGCACACCTTCGCTTCATCCTGGACGCCGCAGCCAATGATCGCCGCTTCCAGCCGTGCATCGAATCGATGGTGAAAAACGGCATTTGCACCGAAGACGGCCACCTCCTGAAGTCGTACCGAGAGGGCCAATGGTGGCCAGTCGTTCATCGTGCTGCCTGACCGGATTAAGCCACTGTGCCGACTCGAACTGTCCATGACACCGACGACCGCATCACGTGCGCCCAGTGCGCCAACGGATGCCGGCCGGGCCCATGCAAGGCAGCGGGCACATGGGAACTCACTTCGAGCCGGAACTACGACCCAGACCGAAAGACGCTGCGGCGCTGCGAAGCATTCCGCCCGCTTCCCGACAACCCAGACAAACGCCGCGGCCGCCAGCGTTGGCCGTATCTGACATTTCAACCGGAGAAAAGCAAAAAATGAACACCATCGAATTCGTTGTGCCCGGCACGCCAGTCGGCAAAGGCCGGCCAAAGTTCGCCCGCCGCGGCAATTTCGTCACGACCTACACGCCAGAGAAGACGGCCAGCTATGAGAACCTGGTGAAGGTGAAGGCGCAGGAGGCAATGGGGGGAATTTCCCCGTTTGAAGGCCCTGTCGAAGTCGCCATTCGGCTGATCGTTACACCGCCCGCCAGTTGGAGCCAGAAGAAGCAGCGCGAGGCCTTGGAGGGCCGCATCTTCCCAACCAGTAAGCCCGATATCGACAACGTGCTGAAGGGGATCATGGACGCCTGCAACGAGATCGTGTTCAAGGACGACAAGCAGGCGGTCGACGTGCGCGTGGTCAAGCGCTACGGCCAGGTGGCACGTGCTGCTGTGGAGGTTCGGCCGCTGTGAGCAACACGGAACGAGTCCCGTGCGAAATGCCGGGCTGTCGTCGCATCCCCGAGGTGTTCGGTTCCCGTTGGTGCTCCGAGTGCTACTACCCAGGCATCGATCGGGATTTCCAGAGCTACAAAGACCTGCGCGAAGAGGGCTACAGCGCCTATCAGGCCAAGGTCATGGCCGGTTTGGCTGACCCGGACGAGGCGAAAGAATGAATGAATCCATAAAATCAGCACTCGCGGCGATCATTGGAATGCCCCTGATGGGCCTTTCAGTTGGTTTTGCCTTTGGCCTTGCGATCAAGGTATTCAAGCTGGTGAGTGGACTATGACCACGATCACCAAGACCCTGCCCCGCCACCACTACAGCCGCGACCCGCTCGACATCCTGATCGACAAGGAAAACGCCATCGAGAACCGCCTGAAAGGCTGCAAGGGTTGCCACCACCTCAACTTCGATGCGTCGGGTGAGCGCATCTACGCCACGTGCAACCGGGGCCGGAAGGTTGGCCGCAAGGGCAAGTGCACCCAATACCGGGAGACCGAATAATGCAGATGCAGGGAGAAAACATGCTGTTCCAGAACGCCCACGGCGCGCTTACCTTCGCTTTCAACTTCTCGGGCCAAGCCTATGACCGGCCGATGATGAACCGGCTGGCCTCGCCGGCCATTGGCAGCGGGAAAGGCCTTGTCGGTCTCGACGGTGCTGCACAGGCCGGCATGATCCGGGCCGAGGTCAAGGCCATGGGCCGACTCGCCGAAGCGATCCTGATCGCACGCATCGCCCCGCGCATGACGCCGTGCGGTTGCCGGTCTGCCTGCTGCTCGGGATTCAAGCCGAACAAGGAATGGACGGACGCGATTGCCTACCTGGGCGACCACGTGCGAACGACCGTCTATGCCGGCTGCGTCATCAATGGCCTGATGCGCCGCGAGTACCTGGTGCGCTACTTCACGAAGAAGGACGAACGCACAAGCCTGGAGGCCTTGGCCGAGAAGTACGACATCGCCCGAAACACGGTCAGCGCCCACAACTCGAAAGTGGCAACGTGGCTCGGTGGCGTACCAGCAAGGAAGGACAAGCCGGCGCAACTCGGCATGGAGCAGGCCGCGTTCGATGCGATCGAGGACCGGCTGCGGGGGATTGGGATGGTTGGGGAGTTGGCGGCATGAAAGCCGTCCTCTACGTTAAAGGGATGGACCCGATACCAGCGGTGGTAACCATTCCAAAGCGCTTTATCGAGATTCCTCGCCCGACACAATTTCCGATCAAATTTGAAGGATCTTTCAGCGTCAAGGTACGACTCTCCACAAGGGATAAATTTCGGGTCAGACGGTGGCGCCGGAAGCTCTTTAAGGCATTGCGCTACATGATCGGCCAACCGATAAACGACGAGACAAAGGCCGATGTCGAAAAGCGCATCCGCTTGACATTGGGCAGAAAGTGCCCAGAATAGCGTTCCATTAGCTAGTCCTCGAACTACGCCCAGAACCCGCCCAGCGAAAGCCCGGCGGGTTTTTTGTTGCCCGTTTGTCTCCGCCACGCCTCTCCCTGCCGTGGTTTCGCCCGCCCCGGACGCCAGTCTGGAGGCGGGTTTTCTCTTTCTGCGCGCTTATTTTTTCCGGCTATAAAAAGATGGCTCAACCGCTCGAAGTTCGGTACCTGCCGATTGCCGACCTGATTCCGTACGCCCGGAACAGCAGGACGCACAGCGACGAGCAGGTCGGACAGATCGCGGCCAGCATCAAGGAATTCGGTTTTACCAACCCCGTCCTGATCGACGAGGAAGGCGGAATCATCGCCGGCCACGGCCGTGTCATGGCCGCCGGCCGCCTGAAACTCGCCGAAGTGCCGACGATCACCTTGACTGGCCTGACGTCGGCACAGAAGCGGGCCTACATCATCGCGGACAACCGCCTGCCGCTGAATGCCGGCTGGGACTTCGAGATGCTGGCCGTTGAACTCGACGACCTGCGCGACCAAGACTTCGATCTTGGCCTGCTTGGCTTCTCGTCGCAGGAGCTGAACGACCTGATTGGAACGCCGAACCCACCGCCGCCACCAGGCGAAGGAGGCGACGACGACCCGCCGGAAGTCGAGACGGTCGAGGTAAGCCAGGTCGGCGACGTTTGGCAGCTTGGTCCGCACCGCGTCATGTGTGGCGATTCGACCAGCACCGACGATGTGGCCGAACTGATGGGCGAACAGAAAGCCGATCTGATACACGCTGACCCGCCCTATGGGATGGACTTCGACGACGAAGGCGTAGCCAACGATGACCTCAAGGGGTCCGAACTGGCAGCCTTCCAGATGGCCTGGTACAAGGCAGCACGCCCGATCATGCAGGACGCCGCATCGGTCTATGTCTGGGGCTGGGAGGACTCGCTTTTCGAGTTCTACCTGATGCTGCGCAAGGACAAGCAGGACCGCATCACAAAGCGGAACTACATCGTCTGGGACAAGGAGCATGGGCAAGGCATCAACCAGGCCGATCTTCGCCGGTTTGCTCCGGTTACCGAGCATTGCCTGTTCTTCATGTTGGGCGAACAGACGTTCAGCACAAACGCCGACAGCTATTGGGAAGGCTGGGAGCCGATCCGCTCGAAGCTTGCCGCCGCCGTCGAGGCCCAGGGCTGGAAGGTCAAAGACCTGAACAGAATCACCGGCACGCAAATGGGCGGCCACTGGATCACGACGTCGCAGTGGAGTTTTCCGACTTCGGCCCACTACCAAAAGCTGATTGATGCCGCGACAGCGCCCGAAGCCTTCCCGCCTTACGGAAACCTCCGCCTTGAGTACGAGCAGGCAAAGGCCACCGCCGACAAGGAGCGGGCTGCGTTCTACGCCAGCCGCGCCTACTTCGATAACACGCACGATGCAATGACCGACGTGTGGCGCTTTCCTCGGGTGACCGGCGACGAGCGCCACGGCCACGCGACACCCAAGCCGGTGCCCATGATGAAGCGCGTCATGAAGTCGAGCCTGCCGGAAGGTGGCATTTGCTTCGAGCCGTTCGGCGGCAGTGGTTCGACGCTCATGGGGGCAGAAAAGACGGGCCGAGTCTGCTACTCGATGGAGCTGCAGGCCAAGTACGTCGACGTGATCGTCCGCCGCTGGCAGAAATTCACCGGGAAGAAAGCAACCCTGGACGGCGACGGCCGGTCCTTTGACGACATTGCTGCCGAGCGCACCGACGCAGACAACACCACGACCGACTGATTCGGCCGCATGAAGGGGCGACTATGGCAGGAGGCCAAACGCCGAAGACACGAGCGCCAGGAGGTGGCCGCAAGAGGTTCAAACCCGACGACAAGCAACGCCTGACGGTATCGATCATGGCTGCGTGCGGGATGCCCCACGCCGAGATAGCGCGCCAGATCATCAACCCGGACACCGGCCTGCCGATTTCCGAACCGACGCTGCGTTCAGCGTTCCGCGACGATCTGGACGCTGGCAAGGCCCGCGCCAATGCACTGGTTGCGCAGTCATTGTTCAAGAAGGCCACGGGCGAAGGAAAAGGCGCTGTCGCTGCCGCCATTTTCTGGATGAAGACGCAGGCGCGCTGGAAGGAGCCGTCGGCCGGCGAGCACGAAGACGACAACATGCCGCCAGAGTCCCGCGACTTCACCTTCACCGTTGTCGACGGACGCTTCAAGGACGATGGCGATGACGAAGCTAACTAGGCCACAAGCGGCGTTTCTCCAGTTGCCACACAAGTTTCGCGCCTACGTTGGCGGATTTGGGTCTGGAAAGACATGGGTTGGATCAACGGCCATGTGTCGAAGCTTCTGGAAGTTCCCAAGAATCAATCAGGGCTACTTCGCGCCAAGCTACCCCCAGATTCGGGACATCTTCTATCCGACCATAGAAGAGGTAGTGGCGAAGATGGGGCTGCGCATCCAAATCAACCAAGGGAACAAAGAGGTCCATTTTTACGAAGGTAGGCGGTACCGAGGCACGGCAATTTGCCGATCCATGGATAAGCCAGAAACCATCGTTGGCTTCAAAATCGGTCATGCGCTGATCGATGAGCTGGACGTAATGAAGCCTGAAAAAGCGTCGCTGGCTTGGCGAAAGATAATCGCCCGGATGCGCTACGACGTTGAAGGACTGCGCAACGGCATCGACGTGGCCACCACGCCCGAGGGCTTCCGCTTCGTCTATGAGCAGTTTTACAAGGCCACGCTTGAGAAGCAGGAGCTGCAAGCGCTATACGGACTGATCCAGGCGAGCACTTACGAAAACGCCAGGTTCCTGCCTGACGACTACATTTCGTCGCTGCGCGCCAGCTATCCGCCACAGCTGATCGATGCCTACCTGAACGGGCAGTTCGTCAATCTGACGAGCGGGGCGGTCTATCCGGACTTCTCCCGGAAGCTGAACCACACGGATGCCGAGATCCAAGCCAATGAGCCGTTGCACGTCGGCATGGACTTCAACGTCTACAACTGCACGGCCGAGGTCGGCGTAATCCGCAACAACAAGCCGATGATCCTGGACGAGCTGACCGGCGTTCGCGATACCCCGACCATCGCCCGGATGCTCAAGGAACGCTACAAGGACCAAGGGCACCACGTCACCGTTTATCCCGACGCCAGCGGCAAGGGCCACAAGACGGTGAATGCCGCGCTGTCCGACCTCCAGATCATCAAGGACCACGGCCTGTCGGTGATGGCCCGCGATGCCAATCCGGCGGTCAAGGACCGGATTGCCGCCGTCAATGCCCAGATCATGAACGGGGCCGGCGAACGGTCGCTGCTGATCAACACCCGCAAGTGCCCGGCCCTGACCGAGGCGCTGGAACAGCAGATTTACGACAAGAACGGCGAACCGGACAAAGACAGCGGCAAGGATCACCCGCCCGACTCGCTGGGCTATTTCATCCACTTCCGTTGGCCGATCGTCAAACCGACATTAGCGCAGCGCACGACGGTCCTGCACATGGGCCGCTGATCAATTCCACCCGCTTCGGCGGGTTTTCTTTTCAGGAGTACCCCATGAAGTCGATTTTGTCGAAATTGAAAGTGCTTGCTTTCGGCCTTGTCCTTGGCGGAATGATCGGCCTTGGTCAGATTGCCACCGTCGAGATTGGCAACAAGATTGCCGAGGTTCAACAACAGACGCAGCCAAAACTTTCTGCTTTTGACCGTTTTTCTGCACGCGTTCTGGAGTTCGAAAAGGAGCGTTACGCCTCCTATGGCGTCCAGTCCGCCCAAGCTGGCGTTCTGACCGACTACGCCGAGAACAAGATCGTTGATTGGCTGCTGCGCGGCCAGACCTTCACGCCGCCGGCAACGTCCTACATCGCCTTGTTCACCGATACCTGCACGGACGCCGGGCCGGGTACCGAAGTCAGCACGACCAGCACGGGTTACAGCCGGCAGGCGGTGACTGCATCGCTCGCGAACTGGGCCGGAACGCAATCGGCAGGCAGCACGGTTGCATCAAGCGGTACCAGCGGCACGACATCTAACAACAATCCCGTTGCCTGGTCGGTATCGACGGCGCCGTGGGGTACCGTCCAGTCTGTCGGTCTCATGGATGCCTCAACGTCTGGAAATCGCCTGATTTGCATCAACTTGGTCAGTTCGATCAGCGTCTCGGCCGCCGGCTTCACTATTTCCTTCGCCTCCGGACAACTTTCTGTCCAGCTCGATAACTGATCATGACCCTGCTCGAAGAAATCCTTGCGGGCGGGTTTGACCTGGCCAATCGCGACGACGGCGCTATCGCTGCCGCGCTGTCCGTCGGCCGTAAAAAGCCGGTTTCTCGTTCAGTTGGCATCGGCACCATTCTCGCGGTCATGGCGCCGCATGGTGGCGATTTCCTGAACGCCCTGGAAGCCCTGGCCCCGGCCAATGCAAACGTGAAATGGGCGCTCAAGTTGATCGAGCAAGGCGGTCTGGATGTCGGCATGGCTGCCACCCGCGAACAACTGTCCGCCTTCGCTGACGCAACGCCGGAAATGAAGCCCGGCATTGATGCGCTGCTGGCGCTTGGCGAGGCTGACGACATCATCACGGCTCAGGCCGTCGCCAAGGCGCTGGAGGGGTATGAATGGCAACCGTAAAACAGCCTCTTGGCGCCCGTAGTGGCCTGACCGTTACCGGGCTTTCGACGTTGGCCGCCGGCACCTACGTTGGTTCGACGGCCTACAACTGCAACACAAACCAGCCCATGGATGTGGCGGTCGAGGTCAATGCGACGACGACCAACACGCCAGCAGGCAACAAGCAGGTTTGCGTTTTCATTCAGGAGTCGCTGGACGGCACGAACTTCCGCTCGGGCCCAAGCGCAGGCACGACGACAACCGACGAGCCTGACCTGCTGCTGCTGGGCGTGGTTCCGGTCAATACCTCCGGCGGCAATCACATGAGAACCTTTTCGGTAGCCCAGGCGCTGGGCTACGTGCCGTATGCGTTCAAGGTCGTGCTGAAAAACGACCTCGGCGTGGCACTGACCGGCGGCTCTGTTTTCACCTCTGAGATCAGCGACACGGTGGCGTAATGCCGTTAATTCAACCATTCAATCGGAACCGGCAACCGCAGCAATCGGTGCCGATCAATCCGCGCATTCTCCGCCCGAGAAGCACGCTTTGCCTTGTTCCGGGGGTGAATGTACCGGCGCACAGAATCACCGGGCTGGGTCGAGAGTTTCACAACTCGGCCACGTCCTACTACACCGCGAATGCACCGAAGGGATCGCGGCAGAAAATGACGGTGGTGATCGCCGGCCGTCAAACCGGTGCGCCGGCCGTTGCCAACGGTCGGTATTTCGAGATCGGTGGCTACGTCACCGGCGGCGGATTCTCTGTCGAGGGTGACGGCGCCAACGAGAAGGTCATTGGCTGGGATGGCACGTACCATGTAATCGGCGACTGCAACTGGCTGGATGTTGATATCGGCCCGCTGCATGGCTATGTTGCGGTGCTCGATGGCTCCGTCGTCAAGCTCTGGCGCGATGGCGGCCTGGTCTATACCGGCCCCATCACCTGGACGGCTGCTGATACCGGCAAGATCGCCATCGGGGCCGACACCAATTCAGGTGGATCGGGTAGCCGGTCCGATAACTTTGGCTGGTCGCTCTTCGCGGTCGATGTCGATACGGCTTTGCCGGATAACCTGGCTGCTGCGGTGTCGTCTACCCCCTGGATGCTGTTCAATCAGCCCAGATCGGTATTCGTCTCGACATCGTCGAGCAGTCTCTCGGCCTCTGCCTCCGGCTCGGCGCAAGCCAGCGGGTTGGCGGCACTTGCTGCATCGGTGGCGATATCCGCTATCGGCGTGGCGACGGCATCCGGAACGGCGCAGGCTGGCGTTGCGGTACCGCTGTCAGCGGCCGGCGTCAGCACCGCGTCGGGCATCGCTAACGACTCGGTTGCAGTCTCGATTTCGGCGCTCGGATTGGCTCAGGCCGCCGGGCAGGCCGGGCTTTCTGCATCGGTGCTGCTGGCCGCTGCCGGCGCCGCTCAAGCGTCAGGCAATGCGACGCTTGCCGCACAGATTCGAGCGATTGCGACCGGTTCGGCTCAGGCCAGCGGTACGGCCAACCTGACCGCCAATGCACCCGGGGCGCTGTCTGCTACCGGGTCGGCTGTTGCCAGTGGCTCCGCCGTGCTCTCTGTCTCGGTTGCGCTGCAAGCATCGGGGACCGCCCAGGCTTCCGGAAGTGCCAACCTCACCGGCGGCGCGCAGGGCGCGATTGCTGCCACAGGTAGCGCGCAGGCTTCTGGCGTGGCAACGGCATCGGTCACGGTTGCATTGACTGCCGCAGGCTTCGTGCAGGCCATGGGCGCAGGCCGCCTCGACATCACCGTGCCACTGTCGGCGTTCGGTTCTGCTCAGGCAAGCGGAACGGCAGCATTGAGCATGTCGTCTGCTGCACCGAACTACCTGCCGGGCAGGACGATCACCGGCAAGCACAGTGCTCGGGTTGTCATTGCTGGCGCCATCGTTCGCCGGATTGCCGGCACACCGCAGATGCGACGCATCGCAGGCACCGCGCCGATTCGCGTGATTAAGGGCTGACTATGGGATTCGACAAGAAAATCACGCTCACGACGGAGTTGTTCAACTTCGACTTTTCGGCGCTGCTTGCGTCCGGTGAAACCATCAACTCGGCACCGGTTACTGCAACGGTGGTTGCCGGCTCCGGTCAGCCCGGCACACCGCTGACCACTTCCGGACAGCCAAGCATCAACAACGGTGTCGTTTCCCAACTGATCGCCGGGGGCCAGCCTGGCACGGTCTATCTGCTGACCTGCCTGGCAACAACCAACCTCGGCCAGACACTCGTCCTGTACAGCGAGTTGCAGGTCGTCGCACCGATTTGAATGATCGCCCAGCGGTTGGTGGCCGAAAACCGCCGCAGGCAGTGACGAGATTGAGGCTACGGGTTCTCAGGGTTGGCGCCCTGCTTACCGTGGGCGCGGGCGCTGCTACAAACGAGGAAGCACATGTTCAAGACCATCAAAGACAAGATCCAGCGCGACAAGGACTTCCCCCAGCGGCAGTTCGACATCAACGTGCTGACTCGCGTGCTGCGCGGCAATCTTTACGACCATCTGGAATACCCGTTCCACCAGGAAAAGAAGGACAACATCGGGGAGTACATTCCCCTGCGTGACCGCCGCCCGTCTGTTCGCTACGGCCTGTGTCGGGTTGTGGTCGACGACTCGGTTTCCCTGCTCTTTTCCGAAGGCCATTTCCCGGCCGTCGAGTGCAAGGACGAAAAGACCCGCGAAGCCCTGGCCGAACTGATCAAGGAAACCAAGCTGAACCAGGTCATGATCGACGCCGCCACCACCGGCAGCGTCGGCAGCGTGGCCGTGTTCATGCGCGTGCTGTCGAGCCGGGTTTTCTTCGAGGTGCAGAACACCCAGTTCCTGACGCCGATCTGGAAGAGCGAAGCCCCCGACACCCTGGAGCGCGTGGTCGAGCAATACAAGGTGCGTGGTTCTGTCCTCAAGGAACTTGGCTACGACATCGACAACGACGACCTTGCTGCGGATTTCTGGTTCAAGCGCGAGTGGGATGAAAAGGCGGAAGTCTGGTACATGCCGTGGAAGCTTGGCGCCGCTGCCGGCGACGGCGACAAGGACGACAAAGCGCCGCAACGCGACGAGAAAAAGACAACCACCCACAACCTCGGCTTCGTGCCGGTGGTCTGGATCAAGAACCTGCCCGGCGGCGACACCATCGACGGCGAATGCACGTTCCCGCCCGAGGCGATCGACACCCAGATCGAGATCGAATACACGCTGTCGCAGAACGGTCGCGGCCTGAAATACAGCCTCGACCCGACGCTGATGATCAAGGAGCCGGCGGTCGATAACGAAGGCAACATGATCAAGGGAGGCGGAAACGCCTTGGTGGTCAGCTCGGAAGGCGACGCCAAGCTGCTGGAGATCGCCGGCACCGCATCGGACGCCGTCCTCAACTACGTGCGCTGTCTGCGCGAACTGGCGCTGGAGAGTGCCCACGGCAACCGGGCAAACGCTGACAAGCTGTCTGCCGCGCAATCCGGCCGGGCCATGGAGTTGATGAACCAGTCCCTGATCTGGCTGGCCGACAAGCTCCGGATCAGCTACGGCGAGGGCGCGCTGCTGGACCTGCTGAACATGGTCGTGAAGGCCTCGGCGAAGTTTGGCCTGCAGAAAAAGGACGGGACCGAGATTGGCGAGCTGAAAGCCGACGAGAAGCTGTCCCTGACCTGGCCGGCCTGGTATGCCCCGACCGTTGAGGACATGCTCAACCGGGCAACGACGCTCCGCATGCTTTGCGATTCCGGGCTGCTGTCCCGCGAGACCGCCATCAAGATTCTGGCGGCCGAGTACGACATCGAGGACGCCGCAGCCGAAAAGGCGCTGGCCGATGCCGACATGAAAGAACGCAACGAGGCGGCCAAGAAAACCGCAACCATCACCGAGTAAGGACAGGCCATGGATCAACGACCCGCCACGCTGGACGAGGTCATTGATTACCTGTGTCAGCACCGGGAGTCCTACCCGCACCACGGGAAGTGGCACCTCGAACTGCGCGACCGGATTGTCGCCTTGCCGCCGTCCGTCCTCACCCATGACGACCACGATCAGGTCGTCATTCTGGCCGGCATCCAAGCCAGATAGATCAACGATTCGCTTCACCACCCGGCCCGCTCGATGCGGGCTTTTTTCATTCCATTGGAGGATGACTGATGTCTGACCCGAACAGCCCCGCCCAGGGCATTCCCGACCTTCACGCGGGCAATATCGCCCAATTCGCCGCCCACCGTCTCAAGGTGCCCGGCGTGATCGTTCTCATCTCGAACGAGGACGGCACCATCGGCATGAGCGCCGCTGGCGTCAATCACGCACGTGCCAACGAGATGTTCTCCGTCGGCATCTACATGAACCTCAACCAGCATTACCAACTGATTCGCGAAGGTGCAGCCGGCGCAGATGCCCGCGACCACATCCGCGAGCTGGACAACTTCGAGCGTAAGGAGGTGACCCAATGAACCGCGGAATCCTCGCTCGCCTGCTGGCATTCCTGCTCCCGATTGGCCTGATGCGCTTCTACGTCGATGACCCTGCCGGTGGCGGCGGTAGTGGCGATACCAAGCCGACCCCCAAAGACCCCGACGACTCCCGCGAAACCTTCTCCCGCGACTACGTCAAGGAGCTGCGCGAAGAGAACAAGGGCTGGCGCCTCAAGGCCCAGCAGCTCGAAAAGGAGCGCGACGACCACAAGACCGCTGCCGAGAAAGCCACGCAGGAAGCCGAAGGCAAGATCAAGGAAGCCCACACGGCCGCCGAGCAGCGCGTCATCCGCGCCGAGCTGAAGGCAGAGGCCCTGAAGGCCGGCATGGTTGATCTGGACGGCCTCAAGTTGGCCGACCTCTCGAAGGTCAAGATCAACGAAGCCGGCGAGGTCGAAGGCGCCGCCGAGCTGATGGAAGAGCTGAAGAAGGGCAAGCCCTATCTGTTCGGTTCGACCCAGAACAGCAGCACGCCGGGCAACCCGCCCAACCCGAAACCGCCGGGCGCCAAGAAGGCATCCGAAATGACGGCCGAGGAATACGCGGCAGCCCGCAAGCAGTTCAAGTAACCCACACCCCGCGCCGGGGCTGATGCTCCGGCGCTCATTCCTGTTTCACCCATCGACAGGCGCATATCTCGCGCCACACCCATCGGGGCCTGACGCCCAGGGGATTCACCACCAACCCTGAGTCAAGGAGGCACCATGCCCATCCAAAATATGCCGGCGTCGCTTCAGAACGCCATCCAGCAAGGTTTTCTGGAACGCGAGTTCCAGACCGGGCTGCAATCCGCTCTCGGCTACCGCGCCATCGCGGACCGTGAAACCGTCTCCATCAACGTCGGCGAAACCGTCACCAAGACCCGCGCCGGCCTGAAGGCGCCGGTTGTCTCGCCGCTGTCAGCCGCGAGCAACACCAACCTCGACAACGGCCTCACGCCGGGTGCGCAGACCATCGAGCAATACGTGCTCGGCATCGATCAGTACGCCGACACCATCGACCTGAACATCGTCACCAGCCAGGTCGGTATCGCCAACCAGTTCCTGCTCAACGCCTACACCAACGGTATGCAGGCCCGCCAGTCGCTCGACCGCCTGGCCCGCAACGCGCTGTTCGCCGGCTACCTCGGCGGCCATACCCGCGTCCGCACCACCTTGGGCGCTCCGGCGGCCACCATCAACGTCGACGACGTGCGCGGCTTCGAAACCGTGCTGGGTACCGGCTCCCAGGCTGGCAAGTACGTCGCGGTCTCGGGCACCTACACCGCGTCCATCCTGATCGGCAGCAACGTCTACACGCTGATCGGTACCGCTCGCGATGGCTCGAACGTCTCCACAACCCCTGGCGGCTACTCTGGCACGCTGACCTTCTCGGGCAACGTCACCGTCGCAGATGCAACGGCCGGCAACCGCGTCGATCACGCCAACGCTCCGGTTCTGGTTCGTCCGAACGGCAAGTGGACGGGCGGCTCGGCCTATGCCGCCACCACCAGCGCCGCAGCCCTGGCTTCCACCGACGTGCTGACCCTCGGCACCATCGAGGACGCCGTCGCCCAGGTTCGCAACAACACCGGCTACATGGGCGAGCTGAACCTGTACTACGACAACGTGTCGCAGCGCCAGCTCTTCGCCGACCAGGACTTCAAGCTGATGTACCAAGGCCAGTACGGCAGCCCGGAAGCCCGTCAAGGCAAGGTCTTCAACCTGATGGGCGTGAATTTCTGCCCGACGACCGAAGCCCTGACCCAAGTCCATCCGAGCAACGCCTCGCTGACCATCCGCCGCCCGATCCTGTGCATGCCGGGCGCCCTGGTGGAAGGCGACTTCGCCGGCATGGCCGAGAAGGCCGCCGAACTGGCCAGCGTCAACAACTCCGAAATCCAGATGGTGGACGGCGTTGTGCAGGTCACCCGCGGCCCGCTCGACCGCTTGCAACAGATCGTTGCGCAATCGTGGTTCTGGATCGGTGGCTTCGTTGCCCCGACCGACGCCACGGCCAACAGCAACATCATCCCGACCGCAGGTAACCAGTACCTGAAGCGGGCTGCTGTGATCGAGCACTGCTAACCCAATAGGCCCGGCGCTGATGCGCTGGGCCTGCTCCCGACACAACGGAGACCAACATGCCGAAGAACACCCCGAAGGCACCGGCCGAATCGGCTGATGCACCGACCACGGACGCAAACGCGACCGCTCCTGCTCCCGACACAACGGAGATTGAAAATGGCAACGCTGCTCAATTGGATACGAACACAACCGATGAAGGCCAAGGCGAATCCACAACCGAGCCGACTGCTGATGGCGCTGCTCAACCCGAAGCCACGCCGCCGGAAGTAACCGACACCCCGCCGCCTCCCCTGCCGAAGAAGATCAAGCTGGTCACCCCTTACGGCTTCTACGACGACGCCGACCAGCTGCGCATGTGGCAGGCCGGCCATGAAACCGACGACATCGACGAGGTCGAGCTGCTGGTCACCCGCGGCGCCGAATTCGAGATCCTGGAGTAAGCGATGGCATTCACCGACGCGGAAAAAACCGACGTTCGCCGCTTCTGTGGCTACGGCGCGTTCGGCGGTGGCCAGCCGCTGCCCGCGTCGGGCTATCGCTTCTCGACGCAGTACGGCGTGCTGGAATACAAGCTGAACACCTTGGGCGCAGCCGAAGAGGCCGTCGTGCGCGATACCTACCTCGCAAACCTTGCCGTGCTGGAGACCGACATCATCGGCAGCAGCGGCGTCCGGACGAACCTTGACACCGACGAGGCCGCCGTCTGGAAGCACAACAAGCGCGAGTACCAAGACCGCAAGGCGCTGTTCAACGGCACCCGCCGTGAGCTGTGCGCCTTCCTCGGCATTCAACCCGGTCCGGGCCTCGGCTCGGGCGGCCTGGCTTTCGTGGTGTGACATGGACGCCGCAACCATTCAGGCCAAGATTTACGCCGGCAGGGCCAAGGCCGCACAGCGCATCGGGCTGGACTGCAAGCAGTACCGCCCGCTGTCAGCAACGGCCCCGCTCGGCAACCAGATCGGCACCATCAAGGCGGCTTTCAACTCCGGCGACAACACGTACCGGACGCCGAACCTGCCAGGCGACGCAATCTGGTATGCCGACCTAGACGGACGGCTGACCAGGCCGGGCGATTACCTGGTGCGCGTGGCTGACAACCAGCCCTACTACATCGCCGCACAGCAACAGCTTTTGCCCATCGTCGTTGTCGAGTGCAACCGCTCGGTAAAGATCACCCGGCAGCAATCCCAGACCGGCGTCGGTGCTGTCGGATACGGCGGCAACGTGCCATCGCAAGAGGCCGATGTGTTGGGCGGTACCGGATCATTCTGGCCTGCTTCCATCCTGCTCGGCGGAAAGAGCCAGCAAGGCGTCGGGCTTCCGGCCGGCGTCAAGAACATCGGCTGGCGCATCCTGCTGCCGCCGACTGTGCCGATCACGATCAAGGCCGGCGACATCGTTACCGATGACCTCGGCCGCCGGTATGCGATCGACGGCGCCGAGCTGACCGACTTGGGCTGGCGCATCAACGCGCAGGAGGTTCATTCCTGATGGCTGACTTGACCGACGTAGGCAACGCGCTGGTAGCACTTGCCGCCCAGACGCTCTACCCCAACGGCACCGGACAACCGTCAGCCGCCGGCTTCGCTATCCGCGTTTATCAGGGCTGGCCGAACCCGCAGCAGCTCGACGACGACCTGAAAGCCGGCATCGCCCATGTTTCGGTCTATCCACGCCCGGAAGAGCGCAACACAACGCGCTACTCGAAGGACTGGAAGCAGCAGGCGCTCAACGCCACCACGCTGACGCTGACCATCAACGGCCAGCAGATCACCGTTGGCGGCACCTTGCCCGCTCCAAACAATCCGCAGAACGTCGCGGTGATCGCCAACGGCCAGAGCTTTGTCTATGCGGCGACCAACACCGACACGCTGACCGGCATTGCAACGGCCCTGGCCACGCTGATCTCAGCCGCCATTGCCGGCACCAGCAACACCGGCCCGGTGATCACGCTGCCCAGCTCGGCGCGGATATCGGCCGCACGCGTCGGCGGTACCGGGACTTTGATCCGGGAGCTGCGCCGGCAGGAACGGCTTTTCCAGATCAGCATCTGGTCCAACACCCCAGACGCCCGCGACGCTGTCGTGCAGCCGCTTGACGTGGCGCTGGCGGCGACACAGTTCCTGACCCTGACCGACCAGACCGCCGCCCGCCTGATCTACAAGAGCAGCCCGGTCAATGACGGCTACCAGAAGGACAAGCTCTACCGGCGCGACCTGTTCTACACGGTCGAGTACGCGACCACGCAGACCACCGCCGCAACGCAGGTCATCACCGAGCAGACCAACATCGCGCCGCAGACCTACAACGGCACCCCCATTTCGACCGTTCAGGTCAACTTTTAAGGAGGCATCGCCATGCCCAAAGCAAACGAAATCGTCCAGGCCGTCGAGACGGCCGTCGAACACGAACTGGTCGTCGTCGAGGGTTTTCTCGGCTACGTCAAAGGCCAGATCATCACCGAGGCCGAAAAGGTCAAGGAACTGCTCGCGAGCGAGTGGGAGCACCACGTCATCAAGAAGCAAAAGCAGGCACCGGCTGATCCGTCCGCCAGCTAAACAACCCCGTCCATCCACCCCGAGAACCCGCCTTGAGCGGGTTTTCTGTTTTCTGGAGGCCCGAACATGCCTGTTGTTCAGCAAAACAGCATTAACACTGCTGCCCTCGTCATTCCGGACGTCTACGTCCAAATCATGCAGCCGCCGATCGTCATCAACGGGCTGCCCACCAACGTCCTCGGCGTCGTCGGCACGGCCTCTTGGGGTCCGGTCAATTCGCCGGCCATCATTGGCGACCTGCGCGCCGCTGTCCTGAACTTCGGCAACCCGAACGCCCGCAAGTACGACCTGGTCACCGGCATCTGGGCCGCTGTGCTGCAAGGCGGCAACAATTTCCGGGCCGTCCGCGTCACTGACGGCACCGACGTTGCTGCATCCGCCGTTGTCCTGACCAACTGCATCACCTTCACCGCCAAGTACACCGGCACGCTGGGCAATCAACTGCAGGTCTCCACGGCACCAGGCAGCAAGGCCAGCACCCAGAAGGTAACGGTGGCGCTCCCCGGCTACGTGCCCGAGGTGTTCGACAACATCGGCACGGGCCTGTCTGGTAACGCCCTGTGGGTGGCCATCGCCAACGCGATCAACAACGGAACCGACCCGACCCGCGGCGCTTCGCAGCTGATCATCGCTTCGGCCGGCGCTGGCGTAACCGCCCCGGCGACTGCTTCCTACACCCTCACGGGCGGCACCGACGGCGCGACGACCATTACCGGTTCGGTGCTGATCGGCCAGGACACGGTCCCGCGCAAGGGCATGTACTGCCTGCGCAATACCGGCGCCAGCGTCGCTTTCCTTGCCGACTGCGACGACTCCACCACCTGGAGCACGCAGGTCGCGTTCGGCCTGTCCGAAGGCGTCTATATGATCGGTACCGGCCCGGCCGGCGACACGATCAGCAATGCGGTATCGGTGAAGGCAACCGCCGGCATCGACAGCTACGCCTTCAAGCTCTGCTTCGGCGACTGGATTTACTTCAACGACTCGGTCAACGGCGTGGTCCGGATGATCTCGCCGCAGGGCTTCAGCGCCGGCCGCATCGCCAACCTGTCGCCCGAGCAGTCCAGCCTGAACAAGCAGCTCTACGGCATCGTTGGCACCCAGAAGAGCTACGCCAACCAGGTGTATAGCTCGGCCGAGCTGCAGGCCCTGGCACAGGCCGGCATCGACGTGATCACCAACCCGATCCCCGCCGGCAACCAGTTCGGCGCCCGCTTCGGCCACAACAGCGCCTCGCAGTTCTCCGTCCATGGTGACAACTACACCCGGATGACGAACTTCCTTGCCTACACGCTGAACAGCGCCATGGGCATCTTCGTCGGCCGCCTGCAATCCCAGCAGCCCAACGACTCAACCCGCCGCGAGGTGAAGAGCACCATCGACAACTACCTGGAGACGCTGGTCAATCAGAAGATGATCGACGCCTACCAGACGCAGTGCGACCTCAGCAACAACCTGCCGCAGCGCATCGCGGCCGGCTACCTGCAGGTCGACGTGAAGGTTCGCTACCTGGACGTTGTCGAGTACCTGATCGTCAATCTGGAAGGTGGCCAGACGGTTGTCATCAACCGCGTCAACACCTCGCCGGCATCGTGAAGACGATTCCGCTCTCTCAGGGGGCGGTTGCTCTGGTGGATGACGCGGATTTCGCGGAGTTGAGCCGATTCAGCTGGTATCTCTCGGACAAAGGCTACGCGGTCCGAAATGCCGACGTTGATGGAGGCAAGCGGCCTATCAGGATGCACCGGGTTCTGCTCGGTGCGCCCGATGGGGTCGATGTCGATCACATCGACGGGAATCGTCTCAACAACACCAGAGGCAACCTGCGCCTGTGCGAACGTCGTCAGAACCTGATGAATTCGCGCAAGCGCACGGCCACAACCTCCAAATTCAAGGGCGTCTATTGGCTGGCAGCCAATCGCAAGTGGCGGGCCAAGATCAACATCGAAGGCAAATCCAAGCACCTCGGCTGCTTCGCGGCAGAAGAGGATGCGGCGCGTGCCTACGACCAAGCCGCCAAGACCTATTTCGGCGAGTTCGCTCGCACCAATCTGATTCAAAAGGAGGCACACCATGCCGATTAACGGTTTCAGCGTCGGGCGCGACGTATCGCTCGACATCGTCGGCGGTTCTGGGCCGATCCGTTTCAACCTGATCACCAACTTCAACTCCAAGCAGACCAGCAAGGAACACAACGTCAAAGGCATCGACGGCATCACGCGTCCGGTGCGCTTCTTCGACGGCTGGACGGGCGCGTTCTCGATCGAGCGCCAGGACTCGACGGTCGATGACTACTTTTCCCAGCTTGAGGCGAACTACTACGCCGGCCTGAACGAGGCCAGCGTGACGATCACCGAGACCATCACCGAAGTTTCCGGGGGCATCACGCAGTACCGCTACACCGGCGTGCTGCTGAAGCTGGACGACGCGGGTTCTTGGGCTGGCGATGCAACAGTGAAGCAATCGCTCAGCTTCATGGCTTCCCGCCGTATCAAGGTCGCCTAAATCAACACCACGATAGGGCCGAGTTTGCGAAATTGCGCAAACCGGCCCCTTCGGCAAACTGGACAAAGAACATGACCGAACCCGTGAAAGTCACCCTGAACGAAACGCCGACGCAGCAGATCATTGCCAAGGCCAAGGCCGAAGTGATCGTTACCGATGACAAAGGCCGCACCATCAAACTGCGAAAACCCGGCGTCCTTGCTCAATATCGCCTGATCGAAGTCCTTGGCGACTCTGCCAAGAACGAGGTCTATATGGGCATGGTGTTGCCGCTGATTTTCGTTGCGGAAATTGACGGCGACACCGTTTTCTCCCCGACGAAGAAAAGCGAGGTGGAAGCCCTGATTCAGCGCCTGGACGAAGAAGGCATCTCCGCTGTCATGGTCGCCGTGCAAGCCAACTTTGGAGCGCCAAACCCCGAGGCGGACAAGGCCGCAATAAAAAACTAGCAACGGCCCCGGCGGTAGCGGAATGCTTGTGGCTCATAAAGAACGGCATTCCCTTCGACGTGGCCTTCTCGCTGGATGACAACACCAGGGCAGCGTGGTCGATCAAGTTCTCCGAAATGGATGGTGCCAAGTTCGACTGGTCGACGATGAGATTCAAGGACGAGTGATCGTGCAAACGAAAGAATTCTCCAGCATCGCCGACTTCTGTATCCACCTGGCCGAGGTCGTTGTAGCTGTCAAGGTCGTCGAGCACCATGCGCTTGAGAATATCGGGCGCCTGATCGAGCGAAACGCAAAAGCGATGATCGGCCATTACCAAGAATCGGTCGGCCCGTTCCCGGCGTGGGACGAGCTGGCCGACTCAACCAAGCAAGACCGCAGCAGCAAGGGCTACCCAGAAAACGAACCTTTGCTGCGCGACGGAACGCTACGCGACAGCATCGAACATGAGGTGCAGGGCGGCGAACTGGTCGTCGGCAGCAAACTGGATATTGCCGAGTATCAGGAATTCGGTACCAAGACGATCCCGCCACGCCCATTCATCGGGCCGGCCGCCTTCAGTGCAAAGAAGCACATCGAAGAGACGCTGGGGCTGGCTGTACTGCACGCGCTCGAATATGGCGCGGCAGGCCGGTTCGTACCGCTACGAAAAGAGTAGCGCCCAGAAGAGAAGGCAGAACATGGAAAGCGCGATCAGCGAGACAACGACCAGGCCGGCACCAAACAGCGCCAGGGCGACGCGATTCATGATCGGCATTTCGTGCTTGAAAAACGGCTGTTTGGGACCGCGCACGTTCGGGTATTGGACCCAGCTGACGCGGTCCGCGAGCCATTCGTGAGCGCGCTGAAATCTGGTCATTTAATGCTCCTGAAGTGGGCAAAGGATAGCAAATAATGAGCTTCGAAGCCTATAAAGTAGCCGTCAAGCTATCGCTGGTGAATAACGTGAGCGCCGGCCTCGTGTCTTTGACGTCGCAGTTCATGAGCATGAACAAGCACGTCACGGCCGCCAACGCTGGGTTAGCGGCGATGGAGACCAAACTCGCGGGGATCAAGCGTCTCGGCTTGATCGGTGGCGCCATGGCTGCCGCTGGTACCGGCATGTTGCTCTCTCTCAAGGGTCCAATCGGCCAGGCGATGGAGTGGGAGCGCGAAGCGGCCAAGATGCGCCAGATGGGCCTTGGCGACCTCCAGATCAGAGACGCGCAGAAATTCGTGCAGGCGACCGACATCATCGGAACGTCGATGCAACAGCGGATGAAGCTGTTTGTTGAAGCGCAGGGCGCCTTCCGCGAGTCTGGCATGACCGGCAGCCACGCCTTGGAGGCGGCCAAGGTCATGACCCCGGCGCTGGCCGGGTATGAACTCGCCGTCAAGACGTTGAATGGCGACAAAAAGACGTCAGCCGAGAATTCCATGATTTCACTCAACCGGCTGGTTGAGCAAATGGGCGGCCTCAACGATTCAAAGCGCGCTGCCAGCATTGTGGACATGGCATTCCGCTCGGTGCAGGCATCCGGTAAGATGATCACCCCGGATCAATTGCGCCAGTTCCGCGCCTACGGCGGCTCTGCCGTCGCCAACTACAGCGACCTTGCCATCTTTGCCGGCCTTGAGCCGATCATGGGCGAGTTGAAGGGCAGCACGACAGGCATGGGCTTGCGTACTGCCTACAACCGGATGCAAGGCCTGATCAAGCCGCCAAATCAGCTATTGAGCGAAACGGAACGGCTGGGCATCTGGGATTCGAGCAAGTACACAAAGAACTCGATGGGCGGCATCAAGACCATGAACGGCAACCCGCTGAACGCGAAACTTGCCAACTTGATGAATTCCGACCCGGTGGCCTTTGCCAAAGAAATGATGGGGATTTATGCCGCCCACGGCATCACCTCGGCAACGGAGCGTTCGAGAGAAAACGCCCTCCTGTTCGGATCGAATGGCGCCAAGGTTTATGACCTGATAATGCGCCAGATGCCAACCCTTGAACGGTCGATCGACGCCTTCAATAAATCGAAGGGCATCGACGAAACGAACAAGCGGGAAGCCGATAGCCCAATGATGGCCATTGAGAAATTCCACTCTGCGCTGTCCGACCTCGGCCTTGTCATTGGGCAAACCGTTCTGCCCGTTCTGACGCCGATGATCACCGCGCTATCTGGGTTTTTCAAAGGGCTGAAGGAATACCCGGGACTGGTCAAGGTTCTGACGATTGGCTTTGTCGGCCTTGCTGCTGCCATGGCCATCGGCGGGACGCTCGCCTTGACCACGGCGGGATTCAAGGCGCTGGGCTTGGCTATGACTCTCGGGAAGGCTGGCACCGTCGCCGGGTCGCTTTCTGCCACGGCTGTCGGTCTGAAGGCCGTTGGTCTTGCTGCCGCCGCGTTTCTCGCAATCTATGCCGGTTACAAGATTGGCGAATATGCCGGCAACAAGATCGACGAACGCATCCAGAAGGGCTCCGGCTACAGAGTGTCATCGCTTCGGGACTGGCTTGACCAGACGAGCTTTGGACAAGCGACCGGATGGTTCAAATATGGGCAAAACGAGGCCATGCACTTCCAGCAAGCCCCGTCCTCTTCCCTCAACAATTCGGGATCTAGGTTCGTGTCCGGGAAGATCGGACAGCCAGCCCAAGGCGGAGGCGACGTCTATCTCGACCGGGAGAAGGTCGGCAAGGTTCTTTGGAACGACATGGACAAGGAACTCCGCCGCCCGATGGCCGGCACGTCGCGGCCCGACGGTCGCATGTCAATGACGCCGGTTGGCGCAAGCGGAAGAGGATAAGGCAATGCAACCAGATACCGTGCTCACGCTCGGCGATTTCGAGTTTTCGCGCTACGAAATCCCCGAGCAGCTTTCTTTCGGCGGGGAGCAGCGTCTGGTTGTGCATGAACTGGTCGGCGGCGCCCGGGTAATCGATGCCATGGGCCGGGCTGACACCCCGCTGGAGTGGTCCGGGCTGTTCCAGGGCCAAACCGCGCTGTCGCGTGCCCGCTACCTCGACGGTCTGCGCATCGCCGGTCAGTCGCTGATCCTGACGTGGGACGAGTTCATGTTCGAGGTGGTGATCGCATCCTTCCGGGCCGACTACCAGCGCTACTACCAGATCCCGTACCGGATCAATTGCACCGTCGTCCAGGACATGAGCAACCCGGTCACCTCCATCGCCAGCGCCGGTATTGACGAACTTATTGGCGACGATATGAATTTCGCCAATTCGCTCGGCGACCTGATCGGCGACGGGCCGCTTTCCAGCCTGCTCGGCGGCCTGAACAGTGCCATCGGTTCGGTCTCCAGCTTTGCCACGGCGACCCAGAGCACGATCAACAGCGTCCTGCAGCCGCTGGCTGCCGTGCAGGCCCGGGTGCAACTCTTGACGGCATCGGTCGGCAACACGGTCGCGAACGTTTCGACGCTGGGCGGCATTCTGCCGAACAACCCGATTTCCCAGCAGGCGGCCAAACTGAACAGCCAAGTCACGGCGATGACGCAGTTGCCGCAGCTCTACAACCTGCAATCGGTGCTCGGGCGCATGGGCGGTAACTTGGGAACCGTCGGCAAGGGGACGGGCAGCGTCACGCAGGCCGGCGGCAATCTCTACGACCTGGCCGCGAAAGCCTACGGCAAGGCGACCGCCTGGACGACGCTGGCCAAGGCTAACAATCTGTCCGACCCGCAACTGACCGGCGTCAATTCGGTCTCCATCCCGGCAACGCCGGATAAGTCTGACGGGGTTCTCTATGCTTAATGACGTTCCGGCCCTGTCGGTGGCCAGGCAGCCGCGTGGGCTGGTGAAGATCAACGGCGAGGTGGTGCCGGGCTGGATCAGCTGGGAGGTCGACAACAACACCTTCTACCAGGCCGACACGTTCCGTTGCCGCTTCGCGCTGTCGATGATGCCGCCCAACAAGGACGCGTCATGGTGGGCCAGCCAGAAGGAGATATTTGTCGAGGTGCTGGCCGGCTTCCCCGTCGATCCTGAGCAGTTCGAGGCTTCCGAACTCGATAGCCTGATCTACGGAAAAGTCGATGATGTGACCTATGACCCGGTCAGCCGTTTGATCGAGCTTTGCGGCCGCGACCTGACGTCTGAGCTGATCGACGCGAAAACGACGGAGAAATTCCAGAACCTGACGGCGTCGCAGATCGCCGAGCAACTGGCAACGCGGCATGGCCTGACGCCGAAGGTGACGTCCACCAAGACCAAGGCCGGCAAGTATTACGAGATCGACCACGCCCGCCTGACGGACGAGCGCAGCGAATGGGATTTACTGAGCTGGCTGGCCCACGAAGAGGGCTACGTGGTCTATCTGAAGGGCAAGGAACTTCATTTCGAGCCAGTGCCAACGGAAAGCCAGAACCCGTATGTGCTGCGATGGGAACCGCCGGTCGATGATCGTGGCTTCCCGATTTTCAACGGCAAGACGATCAGCTTCTCGCGCAACCTGACGGTGGCCCGTGGTGTGGTGGTCACGGTGCGCAGCTGGAACGCCAAGAACAAGAAGGCTTTTAGCATTACCTACCCGACCCACAAGGCAAAGGGAACGGCGCCCGGCAAGGCCTCTCCGCCGGCCCAGAACTACTACTTCACCATCCCGGGCCTGACGCCGGAACAGGCGCTCCAGCGGGCGCAAGCCAAGCACCGGGAAATCACGCAACACGAAATGCGGCTGATGTTTTCCGGGCCCGCCGACAACGTGCTGCAGGCGACGGACATCATCCGGGTTGAAGGGACTGATTCGCCTTTTGACCAGACCTATTACCCCGAGTCGATCAACCGGGCCATGAGTCTTTCCGACGGCTACACCATGACCGGCGCGGCAAAGAACGTCAGCCCGGAAAACCAAGCGGTGATCTGATGCTTCATCAACTACTCAACACCATGCGGGTTCAGGCTGGCATGGCTGGCGGTGATCGCGCCATGGTTCGCCACGGCATCGTCAGCGGCTACGACCCCGGAAGCTACTGCGCCAAGGTCCGGGTCATGCCAGAGGATCGGGAAACGGGATGGATGCCGATTGTCTCGCCCTGGATCGGCAACAACTGGGGCCTGTTTGCCCCGCCGTCGGTTGGCGACGCGGTCGAGGTCCAGTTTCAGGAGGATGACGCAGAGGCCGGCTACGTCTGCCAGCGCTTCTTCAATGACAGCGACCGGCCGCTCTCGGTGGAAAGCGGCGAATTCTGGCTGGTGCATAAGTCCGGGTCGTTCATGAAGTTTCACAACGATGGCAGCGTCGAGCTGCATGCCGCTTCCGATCTGAACGCGACTGTCGGAGGTAACGCAAACCTGACGGTCTCCGGAGACATGACCACCACCGTTGCGGGAAACATTACCGAGACGGCGACCAATATCACCATGAACGGAAATGTCGTGATCAACGGCAAGCTGACGCAAGGCAAGGGATCGAACGGCGGAACTTGCGAAATGAACGGGCCGCTGAATGTCGTCAATGACGTCGTGGCCGGCGGAAAGAGCCTGATCCACCATGTTCATTCGGGCGTTTCAACGGGCATTTCCAATACAGGCCAGCCAGTATGAACGACCTCTACCATTACTTCGGCAGCGACCTGAACGCATCTGCGACAGGCGACCTTCAGCCAGTGTCAGGGGCGGAACGCACCAAACAGCGGATTCTTCGCCGCCTGCTGACTAACCCAGGCGACTACATCTGGCACACCGAGTACGGCGCAGGCCTGCCGCGCTATGTCGGCTCGGTAATCGATGTCCGCCAGATGAAAGCCCTGATTCGCGGCCACGTGCTCCTTGAGGATTCGGTTGCCAAGACGCCGGAGCCGGTGATCGAGGTTCAGGCCATTCAGGGCGGCATGACCGTATCGATTCAATACAACGACGCGGCAACCAACACGCCGCAATCGCTCTCCTTCAACGTCACAAAGTAACGAGCCATGGCCATCACTACTCAAGACTTTACGACGCTGGTCCGCAATCAGGTCACGGCAATCCAGGGCGCGGCCAGGGTGCTTGTCGACCTGACCATCGGCAGCATTCTCCGGTCTGTCGTCGAGGCCAACGCGGCGGTCATTCTTTGGCTGCAGGGGCTGATCCTTCAGTTGCTGGCCATTACTCGGGCGGCCACATCGAGCGGCACTGATCTCGACAGCTGGGTCGGTGACTTCGGCCTGACGCGCCTGGCGGCCGTGGCGTCGTCCGGGCTGGTCTCGTTCTCGCGCTTCACGCCGACATTGCAAGCCGTGGTACCCGTCGGGACAACCATCCAAACCGGTGACGGCACCCAGCAATTTACCGTCACGCTGGACACGACGAACCCGGCCTACAGCGCATCATTGGGCGGCTATGTCCTGGCAGCCGCGGTGGCAAGCATCAATGTCCCGGTGACTGCAGTAACAGCCGGCGCATCTGGCAATGTTTCGGCCGGCCAGCTCAACACCCTGACCCAGGCAGTAACTGGCGTCGATACGGTCAGCAATTCAGCAGCCTTCGCAAATGGCGCCGATGCAGAATCAGACGCCGCCCTTCGCCTGCGCTTCATTGCCTACATCGCCAGCCTGTCGAAAGCGACGAAGGGCGCCATCGATTACGCGATTACCTCGCTGAAGCAGGGCATCACCTATACCCGGGTCGAGAACCAGCAATACAACGGGACGACCGACTACGGCTATTTTTATGTCGTGATCGATGACGGCACCGGGGCGCCTGGATCCACGTTGCTGAATGCCGTCGCCTCCGCGATTGATGCCGTTCGCGGCTTCACTATCCGCTTCGGGGTGTTTGCTCCGGTGATATCGACGGCGAATATCGCCATGACGATCACCACCGGTAGCGGATATGTTCATGCTGACGTGGTTGCCTTGGTGGTGGCTGCTATGCAGAACTACATCAACACGCTGGCCCGCGACAGCACGACGCAGATTCAGACCTTGCCGTACTCGCGACTGGCTCAGGTTGCCTACGACGCCTCACCGGGCGTGACGAACGTCACGGGCGTGACGATCAACGGCGGAACAGCCGACATGACTGCTGATGCGCAGCACGTCATCAAGGCGGGAACGATCGGAGTGGCGTAATGGCAACAGGTGATCAAGCGGACATCCTTCAGCGCATCAAAGCAACGTTGCCGCGCTGGTTCGGCGACAACACAACGATCATCGACGCGCTGCTAGAGGGCCTAGCCTGGGCCGGCAGCTTCGTCTATTCGCTGTGGGCCTACGCCAAGCTGCAGACGCGCATCAAGACCGCGACTGACGGCTGGCTGGACATGATCGCGGCCGATTTCTTCGGGACGATGCTCCGGCGTAGTGCGAACCAGAGCGACGCCAGTTTCCGGACGCGGATCATCATCAACCTGATACGCGAGCGTGCAACCCGGTACGCCATCATCAAGGTGCTGCAAGACCTGACCGGCCGCACCCCTATTGTGTTCGAGCCGCAGCGCCCGCTGGATACCGGGGCCTATGGCGCACCAATCAGCGGCTACGGCATGTCCGGTGGCTACGGCTCTCTCTTGCTGCCTTGCCAAGCATTCGTGAAGGCATTCAGACAAACCGGCACCGGGATTCCTCTCGTCGCCGGCTACGGCATTTCGACCGGCGGATATGGCGTTGCTTCGCGTGCCGAGTACGCATCCATGGACATGATCCAGGGCGCGATATCCGACGCCGACATCTACGCGGCAATCGACAGCGTCAAGGTCGAAGGCACTACGGTCTGGACGCGAATCAGCAGTTAACCCATAGGTTAAGAACACCCACCCGGCCGCCTTGAGCGGCCTTTTTTATTTGGAGACCGGCATGGATCGCCAGATCGTTTATCCAGGGGCAATTCCGCTTGAAACGGACCTGCTCAACACCAACAAGTACAACATGATCGGGCTGTCGAAGCTGGCCGCCGCCCTCCTCGGGACCAGCACCTTTTTGAATGGCCTGGCTTGCACCCCGAACAGCCCGGCCGACCTGACGGTTAAGATTGCCCCGGGCGAAATCTACAGCCTGCAGAACATCGACGGCACGGCCTACAGCTCGCTTGCGGCAGATACCACCCACACGATTCTGAAGCAGGGCATTTCGCTCGACCAACTGACCTTGTCCTGCCCGGCCCCCGTCACCGTCGGGCAAAGCATCAACTACCTGATCCAGGCGACCTATCAGGACGTTGATTCTGGCGCGACCGTGCTGCCGTACTACAACGCCAGCAACCCGTCGTTGGCCTACTCGGGCCCGAACAATAGCGGCACCGCCCAGAACACCGTCCGCAAAGGCGTTTGCACTGTCTCGGCCAAGGCCGGCGTTGCAGCGACCACGGGGAGCCAAACGACCCCCGCACCGGATGCAGGCTATGTTGGCGCCTTGGTGGTGACGGTCGCCTATGGGCAGACCCAAATCACCGCACCGAACATCACGGCTTACGCCGGCGCACCCATCATCCCGAGCGGCGGCCTGATCGTCGGCGGCCTCCAGGGCAACGCCTGCAATATTTCAGCAGCCGGCGGCACGGCGGATGCCATCACCGGCAGCTACACGCCGGGCATCACGGCACTGACCAACGGCATGACGCTGTATATCCGTGCTGGTTCAGCCAACACGACAACCACGCCGACTTTCACGCCGAACAGCGGCACCATCGCAGCCAAGACCATCGTCAAAGGTGCCGGCGCTGCACTGGCGGCTGGCGATATTGCCGGCGGCGGTCACTGGATTGAGGTCCAATACGACGCGACGCTCGACAAGTGGGTGCTGCTCAATCCCGCAAAAGGGATTTCGTCCAGCTCGGCAACAATTCAGGGGGCCTTCAAGAACCTGAAGGTTTCAGCCCCAGGCAACTCGGCAAACATCACCGTTACCGCCGACGAGCTGGTCGTCGAGGCTTCGGCCGGCGATTATGAAACGCTTCGCTCTCTGGCGCTGACCATCAACAGCGCTGCATCTGGCGCAAATGGTCTGGATACCGGCACCCTTGCCGCCAGTACCTGGTACTCGGTCTGGGCCATTTCTGACGGCACCAACAAGGCCGGCTTGCTGTCCTTGTCGGCCACCTCGCCGACAATGCCCGGCTCTTACACCCGTAAGGCCCGTGTCGGCTGGATCCGTACCGATGCAAGCGGCAACAAGTACCCGCTCGGCTTCACCCAGGCTGGCAGATATGTCACGCCGTTGATCGGCTCCGGAAACGTCACCACGCCGCAGCAAATGGCCTCGGGGGCATCTGGCACCTACAGCACGTCGACCTTTACTGGTGTGGCGGTGGCATGGGCGAACTACGCGCCGCCAACGGCAGCGAAAATTCGCGTCGGCATGAGTGGCAACACCACGGGCATCCTGATCGGCGTGGCATCCAATGCAAACCGGACCGGCTTTGCGACGGCCAACCCGCCTGAACTTGGTTTTGACTCGTCTGCATACCCGCTCGTGACCTACGGCGATTTGCTGCTCGAATCTTCAAATATCTATTGGGCTTGTTCGGGTGGAACGGGCTATCTGTTGGCCGGCGGCTGGGAGGACAATCTGTGAGCTACGCAATCAAAAAAGACGGCAGCGCCTGGCGCTCGGTGAATGGCCCGGCCGACGTTGGCCCGGACGAAAATTACAGCACCAGCCAGCCGGCGCCATTCGATGACAGCCGGGCCCGGGCGAAGATCGACCGTAATGAGGCCGTGGCGCGCATCAAGGTCACGGTCGGCAATCTGGTGTTCGATGGTGACGAGGCCAGTCAGGGCCGCATGGCGCGGGCTATTCTCGGCATGCAGATCGCTGCGGCGACTGAGATTGAATGGACGTTGGCCGACAACACCCACGCCACGGTGACGCTCGCCCAACTCTCGCAGGCGCTCGTCCTTGCAGGTGCCGAGCAAGCCCGACTCTGGCCGATTTAGGTCAATCCAATGAACAACCAGGCCGCCTTCGGGCGGCTTTTTTATTGCATACGGGAAGGGTAAGCAATGCCAGAACCACTACATTCCACCGCCGTAGGCGTTGCGGTTGGCGCCGGGATTGGCGTCAGCGGCTCGGTCTTCGGTGCCGACGCCCAGGCGCTACTGGTTGGCTTGGTGGCCGCCGTGTTGATCAGCTTCTGGCTGCCAACCATCGACGACCGCAAGAAGGCTGCAGCCGGTGTCGCGCTGTCCAGTTTGTTCGCCGGTTACGGTGCCCCATGGGGATCAACCGTTCTGGCGGATCGTTTCCATGTTGCTGGCGGGCCGCCGCTGGTGTTGCTGCTGGCGCTGGTCCTCGGCGTCGCCTGCCCGACGCTGGTCCCTGTCGCCCTCGGCTGGGCGAAACGTAAAGGGGAGGCTGCATGATGCTCGACCAAATCCTCAACCTGATCTTGTTCATCGCAATGCTGGTTGTGCTTTGGCAGATCATCTGTGTCGCCGGCCAGGTCAATATCGAAACCTTCGACGGCCATGCTGCCCGTTTCCTCGGGCTGGCTTTCCATTACGCGCTGGCTGCCGGCGGTGCTGTGGCCGTCGTGGCCGGCGAGGTGCATCCCGGCGCCATCATGCTGCTGATCAGCCTGGCGCTTCGCGCAGTTTCTGATCGACGGAGGTTTCTATGATCTCGCTCGAGCAACTGATCAAGATCATGCCGCTGGCGAAGTCGCGGGCGGCCGTCTGGCTGGTGCCGATCGGCGAAGCCATGACCGAGTTCGGTATCGACAGCGGGCGCCGTCAAGCGGCCTTTCTGGCGCAGGTTGCCCATGAGTCGAGCGAGCTGAAATATACCTGCGAGTTGGCCAGCGGTGCCGCCTACGATGTCGGCCGCTTGGCTGCCCGACTCGGCAACACGCCGGCCGCCGATGGCGATGGCCAGAAGTACAAGGGACGTGGCCTGATCCAGATTACCGGCACCGACAACTACCGCAAGTGCAGCCAGGCGCTATACGGCGATGGCTCGGTTCTGCTGGCGCATCCGGAACTGCTCGAAGCGCCTGCCCCTGCAGCGCGCTCGGCGGCGTGGTTCTGGTGGTCGAACGGCCTCAACGTGCTGGCCGATTGCCCGAACAGCTTTCAGGCGATCACAAAGCGCATCAACGGCGGGCTGAACGGCTACGCCAGCCGGCTGATGTATTTCGAGAGGGCGAAATTGGTGATGGGGGTATCGGCATGAAAGCGAGGCTTGTAACCGATATTCGAGCAAAAGACGCTCAACCGGGCGACATCGAATTGCGAAAATATCCCGATGGAAATATCGGGGGCTATGCCTACCGTTGCCCGGGTTGTGGCCAGGATGACTGGCTAAATGTAGACGACGGTACTCATGGTTGGTCGATGACGGGGCAGCAAGAAGCGCCGACGCTGCGTCCATCTATCTTGCATCGTCCATGTGGGTGGCACGGCTACTTAACTGATGGGGAGTTTAATCCGTGCTGAACATGAACCCGCTCAATCTGATTCCTGCCCCCTACCGGATCGCCGCGCTGGCCATCGCTGTTGCCCTGGTATTCGCCGCCACCTTTGCGCTCGGCTGGTCGAATGGCGGGGCGCACGTTCAAGCGAAGTGGGATGCCGCCATCGCCAAGCAATCGGTGATCGCCGCCCAGGCCGAGCAGGCCGCCCGCGAAAAAGAAAGATCGATGCAACAACAGAAAGACGAGGCCATCAATGCCGCTGCCGAACGTGAAACGAAACTCCGGGATGACTATGATGCTGTCCGTGCTGCTAATCTCGGGCTGCGCGACACCGTTACCGCCGTCCGTGGTCAATTGTCCGTCGCCACCGTCGAAGCCTGCCGTGGAACTGCCGAAGCAGCGCTTGCCGTATTCAGCGAGTGCACGGATCGATATCGAGAAGTGGCAGAAGCGGCTGATCGATACGGCTCCGCCGCCGAAACCCTGAGCGAAGCGTGGCCGGAGTAGTTCCCGGCCTATCCATTCGTCTTTGACCTCCGGCCCCGCTTGGGTGCCGGAGTTAGCTCTACCCCTTCCCCCCTATCAGCTGCCTTTCTGGCCAGCTCGTCAATCCAGTCCGACCACGCCTGCATCATTTCCCGGCGCTCTGCCAGGTATTCCGCGTGGTTGTAGGCTGCCTTCACCTTGTCACGCTCCGCGTGCGCAAGCTGCCGCTCGATCAATTCCGAGCGCCATCCCATTTCATGCAACAGGGTCGATGCTGTCGATCTAAAGCCGTGCCCCGAAAACTTGCCCGCGTAGCCCATGCGCTCCAGGGCCTTGTTGATCGTCGTCGCCGTCATGCACGTGCCTGGCGTCCGCAGGTTCGGGAACAGAAACGTCCGGTTTCCCGATAGTGTCTTGAGTTCGGTCAGCAACTCCAGCGCCTGGCGCGACAACGGAACAATGTGGGTCTCTCCGGCCTTCATCTTCTTGCCCATCTTCAGGTTCTCGGCCGGAACCCTCCACTCGGCAACATCGAGGTCGAACTGCGACCACTCTGCCTTGCGTAGCTCTTTCGTCCGCACGAACGTGTAGAGCATGAGCTTCAGCGCGATCACGGTGCCGCGATATCCGCCATAAACCCCGACCAAATTCAGGAAGCGCGGGATCTCGTCTTTCGACAGTGGCGGGTTGTGTCGAACCTGCTCCCGCTTGATTGCCCCGCGCAACACGGCAGACGGGTCGCTGTCGGCGCGCAGCGTCGACGCCGCATACCGGAACACCTGCCCAGACCACTGGCGGATCAGGATCGCGATTGACTTAGCCCCTCGGCCCTCGACATCGCGAATGATTTTCAACAGGTGGGCGGCCGTCACCATCCTGATCGGCACCTGGCCGATCTTCGTGAAAACGTCCTTCTTCATGTATTGCTCGACCTGGCTCAGGTAGTGCTCGGACCAGTGCGCCCGGTTCTGGTCGATCCATTCCTCGGCCACCGCCTTGAACGTGTTTGCATGCTCGCCCATGAGGCGCATCCGCTCGGCTTCTTTGGCTTGTGTCGGGTTGATGCCCTGCTTGACCTGCTCCCGTGCCCACTCGCGCTCTCGCCGGGCTTCGGACAGCGACACGCCGGGGTATTCACCGATGGTGTAGATGCCGTCCTTCTCCGGCGTCATCCAGTAGCGGTACCGCCAAATTTTTGCGCCGCTCGGGCGCACGTCGAGATAGAGGCCCTGGCCATCCTGAAGCTTGTGCGGCTTCTCAGCTGGCTTGGCGTTGCGAATCTTGGTATCAGTGAGAGGGGAGGTCATTTACCGGATAAGGGTCCATCGTGCGGTGTCTTATCCGGTAGATTATCCGGTTTTTCATAAGCTGTAGTGCGTAGCCGTGAAAACCAGTGATAACAAAACGCAGAATGCGTCGGTGCTACAGAGGGAGAAATGAGAAGACCTGAAACAAGGTGATTCAGGCGTCGCTGTTATCCACCATCAGGAGCATGCTGTTCTTTCCTTGTTGGGTACGGGGTAAACACCAAATTCTACAACAAGGACGCCCCCTGCCGCCGCGACCGAACGGCCCGAAGCCGACCGTGTTCGGCATGGCCGGACAAGTTTCAAGTTAAAATGCCGCCTTTCCCGCCGGATAGTCCCATGAGCGCCGCCATTTCCATTCCCCCGCACAGCCTTTCCATCGTCGTCCCGTTCTACAACGAAGAAGACAACATCGCCCCGCTGGTCAAGCGCGTGCATGAAGCATTGGTCGGCTACGAACATCCGTGGGAACTGGTCCTGGTCGACGACGGCAGCAGCGACGCCACCGTCGAACGCGCCCTGCAATCGGCCCGCGAATTCGGCCCGCACGTACGCATCGTCGAACTGACCCGCAACTTCAAGCAGACCGCCGCCATGCAGGCCGGTATCGACGCGGCGCGCGGCGACGTCATCGTCACCATGGACGGCGATCTGCAGAACGACCCGATCGACATCCCGCGCATGGTCGCCCGGTTGCTCAACGAAGACCTCGACCTGGTCGCCGGCTGGCGCCAGAACCGCCAGGACGGCCTGTTCCTGCGCAAGATTCCGTCGAAGATCGCCAACCGGCTGATTGCCCGCATGACCGGCGTCAAGCTGCGCGACTACGGCTGCAGCCTGAAGGCCTTCCGCGGCAGCGTCATCAAGAGCGTTCGCCTGTACGGCGAAATGCATCGCTTCATCCCGGCCTGGCTGGCCACCGTCACCACCCCGCGCCGCATCGCGCAAGAGCCGACGACGCACCACGCCCGTACCGCCGGCGTCTCCAAGTACGGCATCTCGCGCACCTTCCGCGTCATCCTCGACCTCATCGCGGTGTATTTCTTCATGCGCTTCCGCGCTCGCCCCGGTCACTTCTTCGGCGGCATCGGCCTCGGCCTGACCGCCCTCTCCGGCCTGGTGATGACCTGGCTGGCCTGGGTCAAGTTCGGTCTCGGCGAAAACATCGGCGGCCGCCCGCTGCTCATCGTCGCCATCGGCGGCCTGATCGCCGGCGTGCATTTCATTACCACCGGCGTGCTGGCCGAACTGCTCGCCCGCATCTACTTCGAATCCGGCACCATCCGCTCCTACTCGGCCCGTCCCGAGCGCGCCCTGGCGGCTGACGAAGGCTGGCACAAGCCGGCGTGAGTACGGCTGGCGAAAGCCGGCGCGACCACCGCGCCGGCGGCAGCATCCTTCTCGTCCTGACCCTGGTTCTGCTCGCCTGGCGTTTCTGGGTGATTCCCCAGCTCGGCATCACCCTCTACGTCGACGAAGCGCAATACTGGACCTGGGCGCAACACCTCGACTGGGGCTACTTCTCCAAGCCCCCCGGCGTTGCTGCACTGATCGCCCTGTCCACCGCCTTGTTCGGCAACGGCATCCTCGGCGTCAAGGCCCTGGCCATGCTCTGCTACCCAGCCGCCGCTGCCGCCTGCTGGGCCGTTGCCCGGCGCCTCTACGACACGCGGACGGCCTTCTGGTCGGCGATTGCCATCCTGACGCTGCCCATGTTCAGCTGGCTGGGCCTGTTTGTTTCCACCGACGCCCTGCTCACCCTGTTCTGGGCCCTCGCCCTGCTAGCCTACCTGCGGGCGCTCGATAGCGATGCCTGGCTCGACTGGCTGCTGCTCGGCCTGGTCTGCGGCCTGGGTCTGCTCTCCAAATACACCATGGCCGCCTGGCTAGGTGCTGCCTTCCTGCACCTGCTCGCCTTCCACCGGCGCCGCCTGGCGACGGCCAAGCCCTGGCTGGCAGCCGGCCTCGCCCTGCTGGTGCTGGCCCCGAACATCTACTGGAATTTCACCCACGATTTCCCGACCCTGAAGCACACCGCCGACATC